TGAACAATTGCATCGCCCCGTCTTTCAACAATTTATTTGGAAGAATATCATATCAGATCAGGAGAAAGTGTATTCACTTGGTATATAATATACATAATATATAATACACATAATACACATAATACACATAATACAACTATAAATAATATAATACAGTTATTATATTATATTATTTAATTACACTGTCTAGAATTCTACAATTAATTTGATACACCATTTCCATTTGGCAAAGGTGCGCACGGGCATCCATTGTCTACAAGTGTTACACCGCCTGTTCCTTTTCTGTAATAAACCATATTGCCATCTTTAACTGTATTAATAATGGATTGATCATAAATACCAAGAGCAGGTCCATATCCAGTGTTCGGCTGTGTGTAATTCTGAATTCGATTAATAAACGAACCAGATTCTGCTTTTGCTTGGCGACGCTGTGTCAATAATGAGCTATCATATATCGTTGTAGACATTTCTATATCCTAGTAATAATTTTATTAGTTTATCTTCCTGCCAAACGAGGAGGACCCACTTGTAAGTCAAAGTCATTTTGAAGATCTGTGCTTAAATGACTAGGGAAATCAATTGCAGGAAAGATATCAGGCACCAGCACACCTGTAAATGCAATCACAATAGAACCACTGATAAAATCTTGTAGAAATTGAATATTTTTATATTCTTTATCCTTATATTTTGCTCCAATAAAACTTAGAACAATAAATATAATTCCACCTATAAACATCCATGGGAACCAAACGGGCATCATTATTGAACACGTGCGAGAAAAACACAGTATTGTTCTCCGCACTATTTATCGAACTCACAATTCCTCGTAATCATCCGTGCTAATTTGTTCAGGTTCACCCGTACTATCTTTAGGAGATTCATCTAGATTAATGAAATCAACGTCTGAAGAGAGTGATATTCCAACCTCGTCTAATATTTCAAGAACGGGATCTTCATTGTCATTCTCATCATTATCTTCTTGATGAATCATATCTGATTTATCTGGATCCTCAGAATCAAACATTGCATTAAATTCTCCAAAGCGAACCGTAGGCTTATCTTCAATAATAATTGTAGGGGCTGCTTCATTTTGTGGATTATCAAGTGAAATCATAGGAGGGGTAGAAGCAGTTGCAGTAGAAGCAGTCGCAGTAGAAACAGGTGTAAGAGCAGCATCAACTGCAGAAGTAATGGGCGCGGTTTCATCTGAATGTAGAGTTTCACCAACTGTTTCCGTTAATGGATGTGGTTCAATATCATGTGATTTAGTAATACTTATTTCTGCCGGACCTTTTTTATCTACTTCATCATCACTATCATCATCTGCATTTGCATCAGCAGTACTATTTGAAGATTCAGTTGTATCAGCAGAATCATTATTTACAAAGCTTTTTAAGATAGATTTAACAGGTACGAGATTGCGAATAGCAAGAAGAATTCCCTCGTTTAGTATTGTTTCAATTGTACGATAATTCTGCTGCTTTTCAATTCCTGAAATTCCATCTCTAAATAAATAGGTTGAGCTCCACAGTAGCTTTGATGTTTCGCATAGTACTTTAAATAGGAAGTGTTCAACCTTAGGAACTGTAATCTCTACTTTTTTATTATTAGCCGATAGGCGAATTGCAGTAAGCACTTTTGTATGTGCAATAAATACAGCAGTAAGCAAATCTTCTAAATAATCACATCCACAATTTGTATAAATCATATGAATTTCGTTATTAACTTTCTCCATATTCCAATCATGAATCTCATTTAAATAATTTTGTAGCTGCCACAGAACCCGTTTGGGTTCATTTACCATGACCTTTTTACTTTTTTCAAGTAATTCTATAAAGAATTGAAAAAAAGCAGGTACGAGATATACACATAATTGCTTGGTATACTCAGTTCTTGCATCGGAATAGACGGAAAGAATTGAATCAGAGCTTCTATTCATTCTTCTTCATTCTGTGGTGTTGACGAGAGCTTATATAACGCACTCCCTACAAATGCCCATAAAGATCCCGATAATTCGATACAGTTGCCGTAGTCTTTTAGAATTGATTCATTTGATAAAAGAGATAGTGTTAACGTATCTGGGTTAAATCCTGCATTTATGTATTGTATAAGATTATCAGGAGATAGCTTTTGAATTTCTGCATTTTCAAATGAACGATGTTCAATTGTAGTTTTCCACATATCAGGATAATGCAATTGTAAGAATGCACACTGGATCGCACGACGATAAGAATATTCATTTTTCTTCAAATAGGCTTTGATTTCTGAAATATTTAGATCATGATAGGTTTGAAAGAGAAACTCTTCAAGATGCGTCCATTCAGGTTGATAGATCTTTTTAATGACACAACGTGATCGAATTGGTTCCTGTAGACGGCCTGCATCGCGACACTCTAAAATAAAAAGTACATCCGATGCATGTGTCTCCAATATTCTTCGTAGGAATGCTTGTGCTTCTGGCGTTAAATCATCCGCTCCTTCTAACCATAGAATTGCAGGTTCAGTCCGTCGTGCCCATACATGAAGTTTTTGACGACCATCACGCAGTGTTCTATCTTTTCGACAAGGGCATACAAACAATTGCTTATTTACCTTTTCAGCATACTTTTGAATCCAATAGCTTTTTCCACAGCCAGGAGGGCCTGTTAATATCATTGGAGTAGTATCCATGTTACTTTTCCAATCATATGATTTGTTTAGACCACTATATGTTTTACACTAATACACTTAGAATATGCACTCTTTCTGATCATTTTATGATCCATACTGAGAATATAGAGTAGTAACCACATCAGTAACTATATCAGTAACTGCGTCAGTAACTGCGTCAGTAACTGCGTCAGTAACTGCGTCAGTAACTGCGTCAGTAACTGCGTCAGTAACCACGTGAGTAACTGCGTGAGTAACTACGTGAGTAATTGTGTCTCTGATCATTTGATGATCCATACTGAGAATATAGAGTATGTCCTGCTACTGCAGTAAGACCGCCAAGAATAAATCCAAATACAAACTGATAACGTACAACAAAACTATGGGTATGACTTAGCCATGTTTTCTTTACTTCAGTAACTGCGTCAGTAACTGCGTCAGTAACTAGATCAGTAACTGCTTTAGTGGCTACGTCAGTAACTGCTTTAGTGGCTGCTGAAGTGGACGCGTCAGTAACTACGTCAGTAACTGCGTCAGTAACTGCGTCAGTAGCCGCGTCAGTAGCCGCATCAGTAACTGCATCAGTAACTGCGTCAGTAACTTTGAGATTTACTTGTACAACATCCTTCTGTTTTTGCTTCATTTTATTAGTTAATTATAAGTTAATCATCTTTAGACTATTATTTTCATTAATTATTTGTGACCAGATAGATATTGACGATATTCATTTACTGCTGCCTCATCCAACATTGCATTTTTACGCAAGCTCTGATGCAACGGATTGTTATCCACTGCTGCAACCGATTCATATGTATTACGCTCACGACTCACATCTAACTTCAACGGCACGCGATACTCCATGCGTCCCAAATCACCTACACCAGGTGTAATATCCATAGAGCGGTTAATGGCAAGTGGGCGATCATTAATAACATCTGTATCAAGTTTCTTTGACCATTGTTTTCCAGGATCTCCATTAAATGTTGCAGTGGAACCCGATCCAGCAATTGGCTTGCGACCGCGTGCAATCTGTTCCTTATTAGGATTCGACCGCATATTATACGCAAATGTTGGATCCATTGCATCACTCCATGCTCCATTACCACCAGGACCTGTCCATGATAGTCCACTTGAAAGTTGAGACTTCTGTGTATTCTTTGCAATATCATCAGGGTCATATACCTTCAATCGATTTGTGGCAGAGGCACCATCGCCACCAGCAATACCAGGACGATCCAAATAGATGGTGGATTCGCGAACGGTTGTCCTTGCAATATCTTTTGGATCCCATACTGTAATAGCAGGAGCGCGATCACCAAAACTAATAGGTGTACCCGTCATTCGAATGTTCCCCGTTGTTTCACCGCGACGCGTAGGACGCGCATCATCCGTGTAGTGCGTGGTAACTAATTGATTATCGGCAGGAGCTGTATTTAGCGCCATTACACGTTCACTTGTTTCATTTCGTTCATTGGGGCGAATCTCAATAGACGACTTTCCATAATCAGCCTCATTTCCGCCCAAATCCTTTGTATAATAGCTTGACATATCTGCATTACGATATCCTGCGCCGCCATATTGCTGTGACATCGGCATACGATAGGAGCCCGTGACATATCCTTCGCTAAAATCCTGTGAAGCCGCAATACCACTGTATTCCACGGATGTTTCAGGGCGAACTGTGTGCGGTAACACTTGTGTAGAGCGAACGGTTTCCTTAATAAGATCACCTGTTGTAACAAAGAAGCGCTCTCCAGATTCATCAATATAGAATGAGTCAGGCTTGTACTTGCGAACTTCACCTACATCGCTAACATCCGCGTTGGTACCAATAAAATGCTGTCCAGGAACCATCGGCTGATCATATGTTTCTTTGGGATTTGATAGAACACGTAGGTCATTCGTATCTTTAGGACGCATAATTTCATTAATTTCAAGTTGTTGAAATCCACCTTTGCCTGTAAAGCCAAACTTTTCACCGATTCCTGCACCAACTTTTGTGGGTTCAAAAGGCCGCTCACCATTGCGTACAACGGGCGCCTGGGAGGAAATACGCGATTGAAAGAAATCAGTATTGTCTTCCATGCCAAAAGGATTACCATAGGGAGCCTGTGATGCCTTAAACATATTTTCAACTTCGCGTTTCTTGATTTGTGTAGAGCCATTGCCTCCATACATATCAAGTACGCTAGTGTTGGCCTGTGGGGCCATGTTTTGTTTGATGCGCCCTCCAAAAAAGGGCTGCATATTGTTATGTTTAAATTCATTAGATGGAATTCGTTGTCCAGATAGGGGACTTACCACATAATCACTGTCCATGTAATTAGCATATTCTTCCGTATTATCGGAACGATATTCCATCATAGGAATGTTAGAATCGATGGCGGAAGGCGCGGGTTTAGTACCGGGAGTTGCACGAGGCGCATAAGGTGGTTTATTGGATGCATATCCAAAAGCAGTACCGTAAGGACCACTACTTGGTTCAGATGGATAGGTTTGGCCATTTGGTGTTTGATACATCATATCAAGTTCAGGTCCAAATCCCGTTGCAGCAGCACCTTTTGGAGCAAGTGTTAAAGGATCTGTATTTGGTCCTCTTGCGGCGGGCATAAAACCTTCGTTTGAATACATGGGTTGCTGTAATAGCGGATATTCACGATCAGCAGGTGGAAGTGTTCTAGAAGATTTATTAGGAATTGATGATGTAAATTGTTCAGAATTTGCCTTTTTCTGACTCGCTTTTGATACAATATATCCCAATCCTAAAAGACCAGACAAGGCTGCTAGTTCCATACTACAGATTTCAACCTTTAATTTTTAGTAAAAGATACCTTATAACAATGATTTAAACTACAAGGTATATTTAGAATTATAATGTCTATTCATATTGAACTCAATGATATACAGACGTGTATTTTATATGATAATACAGTACTAACTACTCTTACAAATTATGGGTATATACTTTACACACTTAATATGCTTAAAAGTCTACAGCCATTTGGTCTAGATAAGAGAGTTCTTATTATATGTATTGATGAACAATGTGCAAGTATATTTAAAAAAAAGGGATACTGTGTTATTTCAATTGATAATAATAAACTTGGACGATTTTGCCCATGGAATTCGAAGGGATATGATAAGATCTGTTACTTAAAACTGGAACTGATTCACTGTATTCTTTCACTTAAAATGAATGCACTATTATTGGACGGTGATATTGTATTTCGAAAAAACCCAATCGATGATATATCACTATGGCAATTAAACTATTATTATGATGTATGGATTCAAAATGATTCACAGAATAACAATGATATAACAAATATGTGTACTGGGTATATGTTTATTAAATCAAGTGACAGCATGTGTGCATTATATGACTGTGTATCTGAAAATGGGAGACAGAAATACATCGAGTGTGCATTTGATAATAATGATCAGTCATATTTTAATAAGTATGTAAAACCATTTTGTAAAATGAACGCTCTTCCTTTAGAAAAGTATCCCAATGGAAAAATGTTCTATGCACAAAAAGACAGTATAATAAACACTGCAATATTAGTTCATTTTAATTGGGTACATGGTCATATTAAAATGGCAAAAATGAAGGAGCATCGTATGTGGTTATTAACTCCTGAAGAAGAAGATGCCGCCGTTGCATAATCTTGTGCACCCGTGTGTATTATGATTTATTAGGCATAATATGATCCTCGCATGTGTTTTTCATGGCCTAATTCTGCAACGGATGGATCATGCATAGGAGCATGGCATGTTTTTACTTGGTGTGTATTGTATTTTTCCTTATCTAGATCACGTGATGGGATAAAAAAATCAAACGGTGTCTCAAATGTTTCTTGAGGATTGTGAAACAGTGGTTGCCATCGATTCCATCCTGTTGTTCGAAGTGTGCATGGCGGATCTACCAATCTAGCAAATGTTTGAGGCATGTTTTCATCTTTTGCATGTGACAGTGGAATATTATTTATAGTATTATTATTGGGATTATATTGAACAGCATCACATCGAATTTTAGTTCCAAGCCGATCAATTCCTTTTAATTCAGACTCTATGTCCGTTTTCCATTCACCCTCTACCCAAGAATTGCCACTGTATTGAATACGTGTAGTTGCATTTACTGGAAATGTTGTCGGACAGTTTTTTGCAGGAGGATTTAAATAATAACGTGAGGCATAGGATGTAATTCTCATATCATCCACTTGATGAAATGGATCATTTCTAGGATGAGTAAGAGCCTGCTGTGTTGTATAACAGTTCATTCTTCTTACTAACACATTTTAATATTTCTCAGGTTTCATACATACTTCATTTATAATAGGAGAGGGGGCAACTACAGATGGATATGCAATCATCTGATAAGCGGGCAAGTGTTCTTTTTGCACATTGATTGCAACAGTGCCTTTCATATTCTTTCGGACAATTTCTTTTTGGGCCTTTTGGGGTGCTTGATACTGTCTCCATGGGGCGAATGAGATAGGAATTGTAATCCCTCGTAGGTCTGATTCCATATCAACTAGGTTACCTTTAATTGGGCTTACTTCGTTTCCACCTACAATCCCTAAAATGTGTCTTTTTGGAGTAGGGTTTGCATATTGTGATCGTAGTGAATCATAATGTTGAGGAACTTCTTCTTTCTCCCAATGCGACTGTAAAATTGGCTCATATGCCTCTGTAATATTGCTTAAATAGATAGCCATTCTATCCTAGTCATATATAATTACATTATTTATAATACTTTGCACTGTATTGTAATCCGGGACATTTTGAGTCATAAGATATTATATTATTCAATGATATATATACCATGTAAAAATATACTAATTTATTTTGAGCGATAGCAGAATAGCGATTTAATAGTAGCTTCATTCAATCCAGTGGAAGCCATTACTGCCTCTTTTTGCTGTACTTTTGTTTGTTTGTATGTTTCTCTATTTCTGCGTTTCTGCGCATTGGCAATTAATTCATGGATGCTTTTCTTTCCTCTGAAACGAAGATTTTGTTCTGAGAGTCCTGCATTTTTAGCAGCTTGAATAACTGCCTGTTTTTTAGCATCCTTCTCTTGTTTGGCAGTAAGTCTTCCACGACGCTTCGCAGCCTGTGCAATAATCTCATTAATTGTCATCTTTGATGTAATGCGTCCAGCATTCTCCGCAGTATATCCGTGCTCAGCCAACGAATTTAGGATTAGCTTCTTATGGGCATTTTTATTTTGTGTTACACGCCCTTTATCTTTACGCTTAGTAGCCTGTGCGATTACTTCATTAATTGTCATTTTTGAAGTAATACGTCCAAGATTTGCATCAACAAATCCTTGCGCGTATGCCTGTTGTTTTAGTCCTTTTAGGACATTGGATGCAGACGGGCCCTTTACTGCCTTTTCATTTTTCCGTTTCAGTGTATTGAGCTTCTTTTGAGCAGAATTAATAATGTTTTTAACCGATTTTGTGCCAACATATCGAACTACATCATGGGGGATACCTGCTGCATTCGCGGCTGCATAGACTGCCAATCGATGTTCTGCTTTTTCCCTATCCACCTTTTCTTTTGCTGCTTTTTTAATAGCTGCATTGGCAGTCTTTTCAAGCTTTTTCTTATCATCTTCTAGCTTTTTAGCAGCAGCTTCTAGTTTTTTAGCATTACGCTCTTGTTTCTCTCGTAATTTTCGCTCTTTTTCAGCGAGTTTTGCCTGTACATTTAATCCGGAATTAGATTTTGGTGAACTCATTCTCTATTTACTTCAAAGAAAGCTTTTCATTGTATAATGGATGACTTTGGATATTTAGCAGTTTACATCGCGTAGATAGGAACGCGAAGGAATGCCGCCATTGATCCATCCAGGTGCAGCCACTTCAGGTATAAGATTCTTAGGATTTTGAACATTGTTTTTAAGAATAGGAATCATAGGAGTATATTGTTGAGGAAAGAATTGCTCCGTAACTGTGCCACATTCTTTGCCCATACGAATTTGTTCAGAGTGCAATAGCAAACTCTCTACATCGCGAGATGGATTTCCACCCGCCATATAGGGTACACTCAGAAATGGACGCGCTTGAGGCCGTGTTTGGCAACGATTATTTTTAAAGGTGATTTGATTACGAAGGATAGAGTCGGCATCAATGGATGCGTTATTGTAACCATATCCTTCACGGGGATAAATAAGTAATTGATTTACAGCTACTGGATTAACGCCGGTAGCTTTAGGGACTAAATTAGTTGTCATATAACGACCAGGACCAACAGATTGTGAATAAAATGATTGAATGCCGCAGAGGTCGTCTCTTGAATGAGTTAATCTATTAATCTCCATTATCTCTGAACTAATAAGGTATAAAAAATATTATAAAATATCATTTATAGGGTATAAATGATATTTTAAAATATCATTTATAGGGTATAAAAAATATTATAAAATATCATTTATAGGGTATAAAATCGAACATGTAATTTACATTTAACCGAAATAATATTTGTTTGCATGAATATAATCAACCATATCTGTCTTGCCCATGGATCGATTGCAATTCATACATATGGGGCGTTTGTTTTCAGGAGAATCATTGCCTCCATTTGCTTTTGAAGTAACATGACCCACTTCAAATTGATTTATAGTAATTGATGTAAGTTTACAGCATAAACATTTATGTTTTAGTATATCTTCTCCAATGTATTTGTGCCAAATCGCCATACGAGGTCCTTTACCAGTTGTATTTGGTTCACGTTTCTTGATATTGTTTAATGGTATAATGGATGCATTAGACGCTACAGTAGAAGTAGAAGTAGAAGCTGCAGTAGAAGCAACTGCTGCAGTAGAAGAAGCTGCAGTAGAAGCAGCAACTGCTTTTATTTTCTTTGAAGGAAGTGTACGATGAATATCATACATGATTTCTACAAATTTCTTATAGTTTGGGCAATTTCTATCAAATGATACTTTTGTAGTAGAAGGGGTCGGTATTTGTTCATAATTTCTTACATCATCCGAATCGTCTAGTATAAACTTCACAATTCCAAAATATCCGTTAAAATCATTGTGTGTATTTGTGCGCCCCTCATAAAATTCATATATTTTTGGAATTTCAATTGTTCGCCCTGCAATTGCGATATGAAGACGAGCATAATTTTGACCTTTGGTGCCATATCGTGGAAATTGTTCTCGTAACATATATTTCTCTTTACCATTTACCAATAAGCGATACTGCGAATAATGCATGGTTGCATTATTGAATGGGGTTGAAGAATTGTATATGCACTCCGCTTTTTTTGATTCAACTTCTTCCAATAGGCATTCTTCAAAGGATCTCCAATCATTGGAAGGATCCTTTGATGATTCCTGACGATCCGCCTTACCTACTTCGCTTACCTTAAGAATAAATTCAGTTTTCATAAAGTGCTCCTTAGAATATCGAGTTCGAATAATTTCTTTAATGGCAGAGAATACATCTACATTTTCTAAGATTGCCCGATCAAATTCTTCAACCTCCCATTCTGTACCAGATGGGCGTAACAGTTCATTTTTTTCATCATCGTCCTCAGTGGGCTCTTTTTTAATTCCAACAAACGGTGCTTTATACACATAAAGCGGTCCCGCATTTCCTCGTTTATCGCATGTTCGGTATTTAACATTCCACTTTGCAGTATTGTAATCCTTACACCATTTTGTTAGACATTTTTTACTTCCATGGCCATAACGATGATGCACATTTGTTGATTCTTGACTCGCCCATGATAATAATCGTAAAAGATTTGTCATACCTAAAATGCCTTTGCCGTTATCCGTTACTTTGAGAATGCCTGTATTTTCATGCAAAATCAATGTAATTATTACCTGTGTTGCATTACCTTGACCAATTGCACCATCAATTAGTTCAGGAAGAACATGGAGACATTGTGGAAAATCCTCTGTATATGGCACTGCTTCGCATGCAGAAGAGCGCCACAGAGCACTATAATCCGTCATAGTGGATGTTATGAATAATTATACAATATGATATAAATCAATTTTTATGATTTTTATGATTTATATCATATTATTGCAGTATATAATGGGGCATTTACGAAGTGTGATTTAACCAGGGAATATTGCCACTATCCGTTCCTGACAGACATGCTGCGCGACCACCCTCTTTGCATGTTTTACCAGGAATTTTATACAGCCAGTTTGCAAATGAACCCTGATCATTCGGTACAGTGGTAGACGGCTGTGTCACGAATTGACGCTGTCCTTGATTCTTTCCAAAAACATCGGTTGGATCTGAAAACCACTGAACTCTAAAATAATCATCCATGGTCTGTTTCACAATCGAATGATCAACTGGGGCAGCACTCGGACGTTCAGGATTATATTTCATTTCATCCACAAGTACATTCATAAATAAATTTCTAGAAGTAGGCGGGGTATAATCAGGTAGGGCTGGACCAGAGTATGGAAATCCATCTATTTCCAATTTACCAACTGGCTGCTCAATGGGCTGTGCACTGCCAATTGCAGACCCGCCATTTACAAAGTGCTCTTTTGTTGGTGCAAGATATCCTCCAGGAACCACACTTGCCTCATAAGGTAATGTGTGATAGGCATTGTCGTCCAATTTCTTATTTGGCTGGATAGTATGCGATCCATGTTCTTTATCATGTTTCTTATCTTTTAAATCATGTGGATGAAATGGGGTCATGCTAACGATTACAAATGCAGTAATACCTCCAAATAACAGTGCAACCAATATTATAGGTAATCCACCAAATACACTTCCAATACATCCAACAAATACCGATAAAATTATAATTCTTGCAATAAAATTACCTGCAGAGTGTTCGCATGTCGGTTTATATTGTAATGTAAACTCTTTAAATAAGACAGAACCATCCTTCCAAAATGGTGCTTCGCATGTCTTATTATGGCTCATTATCCTAAACCTTAGAAACTTTATTTGTTATCATCTTATTTATTAGCCTGTTGCTGTGCCTTCTTCTTTTCAAGCTTTTTACGTAGCCGGTCACGAGCCATAGACAGCCGAGCACTTCCTTCTTTTCCTGCTTTGCGTGCAAGACCGATGTCTTCAAAGCCAAATGCTTTTTTAATGCCATCCATCATTTCAACGAAGCTTTCATTCTCAGAGAATTCCTTCATTAATTCTTCTGCTTCGCTTGCAATCTCTTGTGGCCGAATTGCACCCGATTGTATTTTTTGTTGCAGTCGTTTTCCAATTTTTGCAATAGTCTTTTGAAGTAAGATAGGGTTCTTTGTAAAGGTAGTAAATAAAACATTAAAAGCCCGGGACGTATCTTTCTCGCATTCTGCAATCATTTCTTTACTAATTCCCAAATCTTCAGGTGTAATATCCTTTACAATCTCTTGAGCCAGCTTTGCTAAATGCCCTTTAAGGAATTTCTCAGGTAGTTTTGGAAAGCCATTTTCAAATAATTTTTCAAAAGAAGGAAGACTGGAACCGTCTTTTTTATCATCGTCATCATCTACATCTACATCTCCCCCTTTTGGTTTAAAAAACTTCATAAATTTTTTAATGATATCCTGAAAATCAACTCCATCTAGTTTCTTTTTCATCTCGCTCATAATATCATCCATCCACGCAGGCTTAGAATCATCATTGCCTCCTTCCATAAAACTGCAGATTGATAAAATACGAACATGCTCCCAAACAGCCTTTTGTGTTTGCTCTGACAATGTTAACCAGGTATCATCTTTGAGTTCAACATTAGGAAGAATTGTACCAGGATTTTTTGAATGATCGTCGGACTGACCAAGCATAGAGGCCGCTTTTACTTCGCTCTGAAATCTGGAAAGACGCTCTTCAGCGCCCAATGCTTTTGATGCATTGATCTCTACTGTGTATTCGGGAAGTGCCCCCAACAAATCGTCTATGAATTCATTATATTTTTGCTGGAATACAGAGTCAGGTGTCGGATCTGCCATTCTTCTTATGGGTTAATAACATCTCTTTAGACCACTTCAAAACGCACTGCAAATTATGCAGTGGACGATGCCTTTTCAGACAGCTGACATAGCACTGTCAAATACTGCCAAATGACAGTCTGATTTGACTGTCCCATCGTATCCCAATGTTTATCAAAAATAGACAGTGCAGAATTCATTTCATTAAACTGTGTTGTAAACTTCTTTTGAGCAATGTCACGGATCATCTGTGCATTCTTTGTAAAAATCGCATCTGAACAGTCTTTATACACATGCTCTTTAAATAGATCCAATACTAACCGCGGATTAATCTTTTTAGCACCCTTAATGCCCTCTGTTGCCCATTTGATCTCTTTTTCTTCTGGAAATGAATTACACAACTCATCAAAAAAGTTTACGAGTTGTGTAGTAAATGCACTTAAATAAGACATTTTCTTGCTGATTATTAATTATGAAGAAAGCTTTAGATTGTTGCCTATAGTCGCTGTTGCGGACCCTTTACCGAAGTGCTTCTAGATTTCATCATTTGTTCATACTGTTGATCAAATAATTCCTCTTTCTTGCTTCGTTTTTGATTAGTAGTTGTTGTTTGAAATGTAGATGCTTCCCGTGTACTAACTGAATCCTGGCCATTTAGATATGTAAAGTTATGCTGCATAGATAATCCTCCATTTCCTTGTGCGGATGTGTCAGTGCCTAAGAACGAATAACTGTCACCATATCCGCCTCCCATTTCCATATCCAGATATGGCTCAGGTTCTACGGGACCAGCCACTTTACTGTCACCTTTTCCAGTACCATCACGCATCTTTTGCTCATATAACCAGTTCATAACATCACTGTTTACACGTGGTTCGGGTTCTCCTGAAATAACAAGAGTCGGAGTCTGTTTTAACCAGGATGGTAATTGCGGACGATTTGCCGAAGGATCTACACAAATAAATCGAAACTGACTATGATAGTTTGTTTTAGAGATTTCTTCAATAAATGCTTTGGACCAATCACATCGATTTGAATAAAAACAAATATGAATGGGAGCAGGTCTACTCATCCTTTTCTACTTTACGAACGAATCAGCATCGGCTTAAACGCATAAATTTTAAATTATAAAATATAAAATTGATTTAAATAATCATTCGGAAGATAGGATAGAAAATGGAGTTCTCTAATCTTAAACGAAGTGATGACAGTCATGTATACACCTTTCGACTGGCACCGATCAATGTTGCATATGCAAATACCCTTCGACGTGTTATTCTGACAGGGATTGATACTGTTGCATTTCGATCAGATATGACTTCTACAGGAACTACTACGGATGTGTTTGTAAAACGTAATGACACTCCTATGACAAATGAAATGTTGGCTGACCGTATTGGTTTACTTCCTATTCATATTACAAACCCATCTGTATGGAAAGAGGATCGCTATAAATTTATTCTTAAAGTGGATGGTCATGCTGATAAAAATACATATGTCACTTCATCTGATTTTAAGGTGATTGATACCCAATCGACTCCAGCCGTATTAGGCGATGATACAAAATTAGATGAGGAGAATCATCAAATCGTGCCCACCGATCAATTCTTTCCTAGACATCCAATTACAGGCCAAACATGTTTAATTGCAACTCTTCAGCCAGGTGCGGGTGCAAAGCAACAATCGATTGAAATTATCGCAAAAGCTTCAAAAGGAACTGGTCGCGAACATGCGCGATTTTCACCTGTTTCACAGTGTTCCTATGAGTATACACTACTAGATAAGACAATTGAACAGGATAAACTGCGCATTGATGAAATGTTTATTCAATGGATGACCGATGCAAAAAAGATTAGTGGTATTGACAAGACATCTGCCAGATATATGGAATTAGAGCGCGAATTTAATACGATGCAAATTAAACGATGTTATAAAACAAATGAAAAAGAGGAACCCTATAGTTTTGATTTTACCATAGAATCAATTGGTATTCTATCCGTTCCATATATTGTTGAGCGCGCATGTGAAGTAGCTGAAAATATGTGCAGTCGCTACACAAATAGTAATGACTTTCCGAATGATGTCGTTATTTCACACGCTGATTCACGGATGATTGGATATGATTTTCGCATCCCTGGACACGATCATACTCTTGGTAATTTACTTCAGACATGGTTAGTTGAAAATCATATTGAAGGAAATGCTTTACCTAAAATTGAATATGCGGGCTACTCTGTTCCTCATCCGCTACGCGATGAGATGATTCTTCGAATTGGCGTAGATAATGAAACAACTGCAAAGCTTGCATTAGCAGCGGCTGCAAAGGGCTGTGTAGAAATGTTTCGGAAAATGCGAATTGCTTGGCGTACAGCAATTGGTGCACCCGCACCACAATCCGCAGTTCGACGTAAACCACGCGTTGCGGCTACTAATGCGGCTACTAGTGCGGCTACTAGTGCCGCTACTAGTGCCGCTACTGCATCTTCAAAGTAATACATTATAATATGAATATGATACAATATGATACGATATGATACGATATGATACGATATGATACGATATGATACGATACAATACGATACAATATAAAAGCACCAAACACAGCTTATTTACTTTTTTTATCCATTTCATCAAATGCCGATTTTACCGTTTCTACAATTTCAGGTAGTACACTTCTCTCTTCAATCTGTTCTATAATATTATGTATGAGCCCCTTTGCATCTGATATGTGTAATTTAGACAGATCATCTGCTTCTTTGAGCCCTTTTAAGGCGCTCGTTGCAAGTCGTTTTATTTCAGATTGATATGAATAATATATCGCGTCCTCTTCTATTTGATTGAGTATATCCTCTATAATATCATATATCATATTTTTAATTTCAACATTATCTAGCCACTTATCTTCATCAATTGACCATACTGTACGATTTAATGCACAGTATCTATTCATATATTTATCCATATACCAATCACATTTTTTGAATAAATAGTCAGATAGAATAAACATCTTTTTTAAGATATCGTTTCCATCTATAATTTTAAAAATATGTTTATTTTTGATCGGATTATCTACAATATCTAATGTAATTAGATTGGTTGGATACGGAATATAGATATCAGATAAATTATGCACAGTCGCCGTGTCTAATCTATCTGCGATGGTCTGTGTAAAATAAGATTTCATAAATTGACCAAATGGTCGATCAAACCATCCTGCACCAATTCCATTTTCTATCTTTTTCCATAAATATGTATAATTATCAAGTGTTGATTCATAATCTTCATTGAAAGCATTACGATTCTCTTGTAGAATATCCTCCTCTCTATCTTTCCAGTCATCGGTCCATTGAAACAGAATTCCTAGATTATTTCCCCATATTTTCCAAAAATTAGAATCTAGATCGATGCACAGTGCAACTGTTTCTGCTACAAATTCAAATAATATACCTGTTTTTAATGAAGCAAGTTCCAACAATGTACCTTGCTTATTTAAATCATACCATTGACCGATCATAAGTCGTTGCAATTTGTTCTTCATAAATTCTTGCCATACATTCAGTTCAATATGCGCAGGTTTGTTATTTTGCCATATCAAAAATACCATATGCATAACATCATGGCATAATAGCACTGCTTTTTTAGGGGAAAATGCGTGGTGAAGTGTTATTTTTCCACGACGTTCATCTGAATTATCCATCCATGGGCTATCATCTAAAATTAGACTTGCAACGTGAATACATTCGATTGCAAATGCTAATTCACCACATACCGCTGTGTCCGGGGATAGATAGTGCCATAATTCATAAAAGAGAGTAGAACGAATCTCTTTTCCACCTGTAAAAAGGAATTCCCATGAATACTGTGCAATCTCAGGCGGATGTGTATCGTACCAATATTTTTTCCATTTTTTATAAATACCAATCTTAAAAAGATCCCATGACATTCTATTTTACAGAGTATATGTGTGGAGATATAAATTACGCAAACATTAAACACACATGACAGTATGATTGTCTGCAAACGAGCATTCAACATCAAGAGTGTCAATTTCTTTAATACGCATAATTGTTGAACGGCTAAATCTTGCAAAATTTATTTCAGGAGATATATTTGTATCCAGTGATATAGAATTCCACAGTTTAATATAATTACATCGAATAGCATAACAACCCAATACTGAATCATATTGCTCAAATGATGATGTAGATACATTATAATATTTAATAAAAGCATCGTAGCTATTTTGATGATCAATTACTGTTTGAAAAAACAGAGGGGATAGTGCACAGTATCGACCTGTTAATTTAATAATAATATCTGTATCATTCATCTCCAACTCATGAATTACATCTTTAATATCGAGCAATTCATTTACTGCCTTATTTTTAAACACCTTTTTATTATTATCTGTATAAATAACAGTCACTGCCTTATCATTGTGTGTAAAATGATCTAAATATGTTTCACGTGTACCATTATTTTCTACAATAATAGGAGTAATATTTGTGGGAAGATACTTTAATGTTGTAGTGATACTATATAGATATCGATCTTTTCTAATATCATTATTAATAATACCATAACGATTTATAATACATGTAGTTATTATTAAATAAATCATACTTAATAATATGTACAGTTATTTATATTGAATATTATTTATCATTATTCATCCACTGTTTTCTTTTTAAATGGTCTTCCTCGTTTACGAGGAACAATCTCTGATACAGGTATAAGGTGAATCTCTTCTTGATCCATCTTAATAATGGTTTTATCTACAGGTTTTTCTACTACTTTATTTTCAGGCATAATATTATTGTCTGCTATTTTACCTTTCAGTGCTAATTCAGATAATAGACTGTATAGTTTTTTATATTCGTCAGATTCCATTATGTATCTATGTATAGTTGTGCCTTTAATCTACTTCCTCTACTGTAGGACCTTTCGTGCTACCAGTCTGTACCCCAGGACCCATCTGAACCCCAGGACCAGTCTGTACCCCAGCCCCTCCTTCACTTGCACCAGGTCCACTCTGATACAGCTTCATCATTACAGGCCGAATCTTTTCTTCATATTCCTTCTGCTTCTCATCATATTCAGACTTCTCTCCTTCAGGATGTGCCTCTAACCACGAAATTCCTTCTTGTACCCATCCTTCAACTTCTTTCACCGTATCTTCTCCCAAGGTATCTTTTACTTTATCTTCGCGAACCGTATTTCGCGTATTATACAAATATGATTCAAGCCCATTCTTAGCATCAACCCGCTCCATTCGAGCTTTATCTTCCGCGGCATTCTTCTCTGCTTCCTCTACAAGACGATCAATGTCTTCCTTGCTAAGGCGACCTTTATCATTCGTAATTGTAATCTTATTTGATTTACCCGTCGATTTCTCAGACGCGGTTACATTCAAGATACCATTTGCATCCACATCAAACGATACTTCAATCTGAGGCACACCACGCGGCATAGGTGGAATATTATCCAGCTTGAAGTTACCCAATTGATTGCAGTCACGAGTAAATTGACGTTCACCCTCAAATACTTGAATCAGCACACCAGGCTGATTATCTGCATATGTTGAAAACGTCTGTGACTTTCTGCAAGGCACTGTCGTATTACGTTTAATGAGTGGAGTCATTACGCCACCCGCCGTTTCAAGGCCAAGCGACAGTGGAGCTACATCTAGCAAAATCAAATCGGATGTACGATCCTTGGAATCCGCACCTGCAGTCAGAATGTGGGCTTGAACCGCTGCACCATATGCGACGGCTTCATCAGGATGCACCGAATCATTCAACTTCTTTCCATTAAAAAATGAACTGACTAGTTCGCGGATTTTAGGAATACGAGTGGACCCGCCTACCATAACCACTTCATGTACATCCGTCTTGGCCATCTTGGCATCACTTAGCACTTGTTCCAGGGGAGCAATACTGCGCTTAAAAATAGGATCGCATAGTGACTCAAACTTGGCACGAGTAAGCGTCATGTTTAGATCCAAGCCATTTACAAATCCGTCCACTTCAATCGATGCAGTGGTAGAGGTACTCAAGCTGCGCTTGGCGCGTTCACATGCAGTGAGGAGGCGCCGCATGGCGCGTCCGTTTTCTTTTACATTTGTTTTGTGTTTCTTTTCAAATTCTTGGACACACCATTCTAAGAGAAGGTTGTCAATATCAGAACCCAATTGTGTTATCGTATGGCTCTTTATCCATACTTCTTACAGTTTCCTGTAAGTTCAGACTATATCTTCTATGCATATGCATAGGAACCCATTCGTGCCCATTTCTCCATGCAATACATAAATTGTATTGTTTAGGATACTTTGAGTAGTCGTTGAACCTTGACCTTCTTTAAAAGGCCCTTGGCTGCGGATTGCCCATTATTATGTAGATGTACATAATTATTTGCCACCTTTTTACCATACCATAGATAATTACTCTATGCCATCATTTCTGTCACCAGAATGACTTGGTAGTGGATTAATTTTAATAAATTCTTCTACTTTTTCTTTTATATAGTAGAAGTATTTATTTAAACTAATTTTTACAACTTTAGGGGTTTCCCGCAATTAAAGTTCTTTATTCTCGGCAGTAATGATCTAATAGCATGAAATCATAGAGATTTTACCGAGATTGGTGTCGCCACCCGTGGCTTTCACTTCAAACACACCATCATCAATGGTGATTAGAGAAACATCATGCGTACCCACGCATATTATCGTATTGGCTCTTTATCCAATACTTCTTACAGATTTCCTGTAAGTTTGGACTATATCTTATTTAAATCTATAGATCTAAACCCTGGCACTCGTGGATATTTTTCCATATGTGCATCGCACATGTAGGATATTCTATCTAGTCTCTGGACCTTGACCCTCTTTCAAGGGCCCTTGGCTGCGGATTGTCCATTGTTATCATCTTCTTTTTTACTATACCACAAATAATTACTTTGTGCCCTTATCTCTGTTACCAGGATAAGTTAGTAGAAGAGGCTTTAGGAGTTTCCCGTCAATTCACCAGGTTCATATATGTTATAAACATATACAGAGGAGTCTCACCTCAGGAAGCAGTACATTGCTTAATAGCAATTAATCAGTTTACCTCCCATATCAAAAACAACCACATTCTGTTCTCCCTTCAGTTTCTTGTCTAGCCCATATGCCAATGCAGCGGCTGTTGGCTCATTAATAATACGAAGAACATTCAATCCAGCAATCAAACCTGCATCCTTTGTGGCCTGACGTTGCGAATCATTGAAATATGCAGGGACAGTGATCACAGCATCCTTCACTTCTTCACCTAGATATGCCTCTGCTGTATGTTTCATCTTCGTTAAAACCATGGCACCAATCTCCTCAGGAAGATATGTCTTCTGTTCTCCCTTGAACTCTACATTAATATTAATTTTGCCACCATTGCCTTCTGTAACACTAAACGGCATGTGATTAATGCATTTTTTGGTCTCTGTATCGTTAAATTTACGACCGATTAGGCGCTTTGCATCAAATACAGTATTCTTAGAATTAGATGCAAACTGATTCTTTGCACCATCGCCAATTAGGCGTTCAGATTCTGTAAAAGCAACACATGAAGGAGTTGTACGATTGCCATGCTCATTTGCAATGATCTCCACGCGGTCATTCTGCCATACCGCCACACATGAATTACAGGTGCCCAAATCTACTCCAATTGCGTATTTAGAAGTCATCTTCTTCTATCATACAAATACCACACATTTTTAAGTTCTTTTTATTTATTGCCCACCTTCCACAATTTCACCCATTCGCAAAAAATATACATCTTGATACTTCTTGATTAAGAATGAAATACGTTGCCAAGGCTGTCCGTGAAAATAGGATGTAATTTGATAAGGTGATACCTTCTTCTTATTAGGACGAAGACTTGTAAGATATAGGTTATGAATAGCATACAAATGTGGAATATACATTTTATCGATTGCATCCTTATGAAGAGTTTTTGTCACAAATAATTCAATATAATATCGATATACATAATCAACAATCATGCTCATAAATGTAGTATAACAGGAAAAGTAAAAATTATCATCAGGGTAATACTGTAAATATTGATATAGTAAATTCTGCGTATAAAGCTGTGAAAAACGCTCAAGCGCGGTTGATGTATTTCCACGAAGTGATTTCACAATAGAGTATTTATCATTTCTAAACCGCCAACGATTACCCGCAGTATCTTTAAAGACAATCCCTTGAAAATCCCATGATTTCGTTTTAAAGAATGTATTAATCCATTTTATTACATCGGATACGGGAAATACTTGTTCTGGTGCATCCATTTGATGCACGGGCTCCAAAGAACGATACTCAATACATGGAATTGTTTCATGCCCTCTGCACACAGGATCAATATCATTTATTACCATCGATCCATCCTCATACAAAATACATTTATGAACTAAATAGGTTTTATTTTCATACACGGGTGTTACAATTCGATGTTCAACATGCTGTACAAGAAAGCTATAACACACTGCAATTTCATTTTTAGATACATCAGGTGATTCCATATCTTTTCCATATGTTTGAATAAGAGTCTCAGTATCTGAATTACTATCTGGCGATATTCTCATATATGATTCTATAAACAATGTTCGAAACGACTTTGATGAATAAAAATGTCCGGCTGCATCCAATTTAGAACGACTTGTAATATATAATGCTTCATCATCTACTTTTCGAAAGCAATTAATCATAAATCCATCCAATTGTTCTTGGCATAAAACCCCTTTTTCGGACATCTCTTCCATTGTTTTGAAGGGGATATCCATACTTGATACCTTTGGAGGTGCAACGCTTATAGGCCTATTTGTTACAGTATTCCATACTACAGATCTAAACCACATACTATGAGGAAGATCCATTTTAGAAAACCCTTTCTGATATCGGATTAAGCACAAATCACCCTTTTTATGCACAACACGGAAATTGCCGCCCGCATTTGACTGTAAATAATCCTGTAATTCATTCCAAGTAGGGAACAATGTAATTAAATCTTTAAAGACTGTATTACACGCCATTGAAACTACTAACTACTAGATTATATTTTGTCTTTATATTATCGAAATGGGATTTGATCACTCCAATAGAATCTCTATAGGATGATAGGGAAGATGGCTAATTCCGCATCATCATCTGACTTAAATAATTTAGTAAAATCGGAAGAAAATTCACAACAGAATAACGTGAATCAGGACAATGCCTTAGATGAACTTCAAGAAGTAGAAGATGTTGACGAGGTTGACGCAGAAGACCTAGGGGAGGAGGACAATCGATTGGATGAAAATGAAAATGAAAATCCAAATGAAAATTCGGAAGACGCAGATGCAGAAGAGCAGATTGATAATATAGAATCTATTGAAATTGCTCCGACAAATCGGCCTACCGATTTAGAAGACGAATACAATCCTCTGTTATTTGTACAATTGGGTGATAGAATTCTAGTTGAATCTAAAAAATATGGACGTACGATTGGCACAGTCTATTATAGAAGTCTTGAATATATTCGTATAAAGCCAGACGGTGTATCAAATGCACTTCATACGTTTGAAGTAGAACAAACAGAGGACGAGGAAGTATACAAAGAAGAGGACGGTGTCACTGTGGTATCTATTATTGAAAAGCGTGCATTTGAATCATTTGTAGAACAGCAAGATTTCCGTATTAATCAAATCATCGATACATTTGCAGCGGATGGATCATCCTATAAAACCTACAAGATCATTGAAGTGGATAAAGAGAATGACAGTATAAAAATCCAAGACATTGATGATCCTGAAACAGATATAACATTGGAGTTTAATTTTATTGGTATTGAACCTGATGAGGACTTTTTAGTGATTAGTATTCGAAAATTAGTAGGAGACGATGATAAAAATGCATCAAATGATGCACCAATGAATGAAATGGCTAAGAATGAAAACAGTGAAGAAGGTGAAGAAGGTGAAGATGGCGAAGAAGAAGAACAGCAAAAACCATTAAATATTAAAATTGTTGGATTTATTGAAATTGCTAAACCAAAAGTATATCGTGAAGCGGAATCATATGAGCAGCAAATTCCAGACAATCTGCAAAAGATAGATGCCCTAAATGATTTTATTTCAGGCCTTGACCCAAGTCTTCAAAAAGATCCAAAAGCACTGCGTTCTGTGCGAATCTTGGTAGAAACACTGTTTAATCTGAAACAGCTATCGATTATATACAATAGCGACGGATCAATTGCAGGTCCAAGCATATCATCGGTTAAAACATTAAAGGAACTTATTGAAACCACCCATGTACCACTGGGCAGACCCGTGCTCACTGTGTCAAAAAAACTGTATGATCCAGACGAATCTGATAAAGTATCTGACAGCGTGCATTTTGAAAATTTTTACGATGAACTTGATCAAATGAACGAAAATAAAAGCAAACTAGTATCTTCCTCCATAAGTGGAGGCTCAGTTGTACGCGAATGGGATAATCAGCGCACATTCTTAAAACAATATTATAGCCCGTGGACTACCAATGATAAAATAGAACCTATATGGAAGGCATTCACAGATTCAGATTTCTTTCGAGAAGCTCCACCAGAAATCGATGAAGGCATTTTTCAACAAGTAGTACCAGGATATATTGCATCGCATGATAAGAACATTGGACCTTTCTTTGATAATATACCATTTGCTACAGAACGCGCACTTAGTACAACATACCGCAAGGGTGCAAATCGTACAAAAGAAGTATTACTTGAAGAAGACAGTGCCACATTGCAGTCCTATATGTTATTTCCCATTGATACTGCCAATTATATTGGTATGAAGCGATCTAGTCTTTTGGCAGTCGATAGTGGTCGCAGTTTGCTATCGCCTAAAAACATGAAAATGATTCTTAAAAAGGCAGGCGGACCAAAAGAACCAGGTACTTCAAATGATATTATTTTGTTAAGTGTAACAGAGAATACACTGGGCAATATTCCACTCGCAGATTATATTAATGGAATGTCTATCCCTGCACTTGGTCTAGGAGATACATTTATGACTCTTGAACAATATGGAATGAATACAATTGAATTGAATATGGATATTAAGAATGCGCTGAGTAAGAAGATTGCATTCTATCAAGCACAGTTATTATCTTCACTATCTACGTTGCGCGAAATGATTGAATTAAATCCACAGACAGAATCGGTGCAGAATCCATTTATTGAGAATCCAAACTTTTTAGAGATGATTCGCAGTCAGCCAATGTTAGCAGATGCATTGGTAGAGCACGCACGAATTAATCCAACCTTCTCGAAATCGGATATTGGCATTGTAAACTATTTAATGCAAATGTATCCTACCTATTTTCAAATTGCAGTAGGAACTAATCCACTATTAATTGCAAAAGCAACACTGTATTCAAAGCGCATGGAATACATTCGACAGCGTCGCATTACAACCATAACAAAATACAATGAAATGCATCGTCATATAGCACCGCCAAAAAATAAATGCACACATGTATCTGATCTTGTAAGTGTTAGAAAAATACAGGATGATAACGAACGATTTCAAGAATTAACTAATTTCTTTAGAAGATATCAAGGTGGTCGTGATCAGAATTGGATTAACTGTAATATATGCAAACAACATCTGTTATGCATGCACGAACGCCTACAAATTCAAGCATATTTAAATCAAACTGAAAAGGAATCAATTGATAAAGAAATCATTTTAATGTTTTCAGGTGGACAGTTCCAAGGAAAATACATTTGTAGAAACTGTGGTCAGAGCATTAAAGAGTTAGATTTTGATAATAATCTTGAATTTGATGACAATGGAAAGCCAAAATCAGGGCGGTCAGTGATAGTCGATGAAGATGCGATATTTGAAGAGAAATTAGATTTACTCATTAGCCCTCCCATTGAAGAATCCAAACAAGGCATACAATTTAACGAAGAAGAAATGCGATGCTATAAAATCGTCCACGAATTATCCACTCTACTTGGCGTATATCTTGATATGATCACATATAAATCAATTATAGCTCGAATTATAAAGTACATCAATAATTTTGATAAAATCGATGTGTATAATAAAAAACGTGAATTAAACCCTAAAATGCAGGAGTATAATGTAACAATTGCACGGTTTCTCATTATTGCATCCGCAATCTATTTATTAATTGACATCCAGACAAAGATCCCATCCTACGTAGCAAGATATTCATTTCTACAATGTGAATCTCCTGGATTCAATGGATATCCCCTGGATCCTGAAATAACGAATCTACAGGGTATAACATACATGGCATGCGCCATTGTGTCATTTGTAAATAAGAATGAATATCCATGGAATCAGACTGGATTTAATAAGATTGCCGAGGATAAATTGCAGAAAGGTATTATTGTACTACTACGCGGATTTGTAAATGAGAATGTAATCAATGACAATATAATTCAATCTGAATTATCTGAGAAGCGCCATTATCTAATAAATGTACTAGGACGAACATTAGAATCAAGTGGAGACATTATAAAGGACATGATTCCCGCGTCATTTTTACCTGAACAACTGCGAATGACACCTGAACTTGCAGCGCAGAATGCAATTACACCTGAAGTTGTTGCATTGATGCAACAAAAAGGTCAACTTGCATTATCTAAACTGTGGATTCGCCATGCACACGTACTTGCTAAAAATAACGCAGTACTCATACGCGGAACACCCTTTATGGAGACAACCTGTTGTGCATCAAGTATTGAAGATCCTCAAGCATTCTGGGAGGAATCTGAAAAAACAGAGGGTCTGCCAAAAATAAATGGGCGTAAACTTATGCCAACAAAACAGGGACAATTTTTACTGCCAAATTTTATTCCTCGTGAGGCAGGTACAAATGTAACAGAACCAAACAGTGATCTATTCTATCGATTATTTTTGAAGTATTGTTTTCAAGGTCCTCGAATTGGCCATTTGCACGAAACAGGATTAACACATAAATGTTCATGGTGTGGATTTCAATTTCCAACAAATCCATCCATTATGGATACAGATACAGAGGGAAAGGCGTCATTGGTTTCTCAAGAGGTTAAAACCGACACAGAGGAATTTACAAAGCTGCTCGATACAATTCATACTGTTAATCGCGTAGAACCCGTTCAAACTATTTCAGTATCTCCTATCCAAAAGATCATGGTAGATCTGTCTGCGATTTCAATTCCACCAATTCACGGATGGGCAGATATTATTATGCTAACTACGCAAAACTTCTTACGTTTATCACCTGATGCAGATGAAAGTGATATTGCAATTGCAGCGGGTCCTATCTCAGAAATATCAAAAGATTTAGTGCTCATGGTAAATAAATCATTGCCAGATGTGCATAGAAAAATAATCAAATCAATCTCTGAACTATCTTGGATGAATTTCTTCCAAGTACTGCAAAACTATTTCATCGTACCAATCCAGCGTATTCTGCAAAATTTTACAAAAGACCAATTATTTCCACCTATAGAACTTATGGAATCATTGTCAGATATGCATATTATAAAGGCAATTATACCGATTCTTGAAGGAGATACGGAATTATTGGACAAACGAAGTGGCATTGTAAAATATGCCTTTGCGATGCATAAATTAACATATTACATGAAGCAAATCAGTGCACTTCTTCCCTATAAAAATAAAATACGATCAGAGATTATTCCAGGTAAGGAAAAGGCACTAAAGTACATTCAACAAATTTTATTATATGGCCCACTTGCATCACTTCTTAATCAAAATGAAGTTCCTCCCACCATGAATTTACCCGCACCTATGAAAATGGAAGATAATACAAAGGCAGTAAAACAGGTCGCGGGATTTATTACACTATTACTGGAAAAATATAACCGTGAAAAACTATCATTCAACGACGACGAAATTAGAAAGATGATTGCGATTCGTGATGAAAAGGAACGCGTCAATGTCGTGGCAGAGTTTGATAAGCTAACGGAAGAAGAACGCGGTATGGAATTGATGAATAAGCGTTTGGGACTTGGTAAGTGGGCAGTAGGTGGTACAAAGTTAATTTACGCATATGATAAAGATTACTACGATCTTGAACGACAAAAGCGTCTAGATGCAGGATTAATTGATTTTCCGGGCCATGGAAATGGAGAAATGGGGGTACCAGAAGGGAGACAAACCGATGCAGATGGATTTCCAGTATTCTCTGATACGGATTATGAAAGGGAGGGAGGATATGATCATAATCAACATACGAGTGATGATTAGAGTACTTGAGATGATTATGTGATATTATTTTCTATTAAGAACAATAAGGAATGTCCCTACTCATCTATTCAGGATTACTATATCTAGTTGGTATTTCCGTAGTTATTGCACTTAAACCAGATATAATGTTTTCTAAAGACGGACATTGGAAAGAGTTTGGATTAGGACGAAATCCTGCAAAATACACATGGATGCCTTTTTGGTTATTTGCAATTATTTGGGCCATCATGTCCTATATTATTGTGCTTGTTATTGCAAGTAACACGGGTATAGGCGGCGTATCTAACAATGTTACTATTGTAAATGATGCGATCGAGCCTGAAAATGTATCTACGAAGCCAATGCGACCAAACAATGTATCCAAAAAATCATCTAAAAATATGGCAACATCCATAGATGATATGAAAAAAGGATATTATTTACTAGATACCAATGAATCTATGAAATCGGGTGTACCTAAATATATTTATCTAGGGCCAAAAGCACCCAATTTGGTATTCCATGAAAATGCAGATGTATCCTCTGCCGCGGAAATGGATGAATAAATTAGCAGATCGCAGATACACTATTACCAATTACAATGCCAAATATAATAGATACAAACAGATAAAAGGAATAGGATGCGGTTTTTACACTAGGATAGTCTCTTTCAACGGTTTCCAATAATACTGGGCTACTAGAATTGCTTGATGTTATATTTGATACAAATAGTGGGGCAAAAACAGACGCAACTGGTATACGGCATTTATTAAAATAAGCTAATAGAAATGCAAATAATGTGGTACCAATTGACGGAACACCACCCATAAATGCCTTTCCTATGTTTGTAGTACCACATGAAATAGACTGGGATACAATGTTTGTGACAGATGATAATATAAATCCAACAGCAGGCATTATAAATAATGCAAGTGTGATGCTGGATGTTTCACTTGTATTGAAATAGGCTATGCATACAAATATACTAATAAATACAATACCTGCAACAACACCTGCATATACAGAGTTAATACCACTATCCGGATTAGACATTACTAATTGATTTTAGAAATTAATAAATAAAATTAGTATACACTCTTAATTTACCAAGGTTGGTGTTTTTTACAAAAGGCCAAATTACAAGAGTAAAGTAGAGAAATCATGGAAGACCTTAAAAAGTTTTATAAAAATAAATCAAAGAAACCTGAACTGTATACGTATGACGATAAAGGTAATTTGGTGGAATACAATAAAGATGGAGGAATCGTTAAAACGATTGCATTGCCGCAATATCGCCCCATCACAAGCGAAGAATTACAAGAAATAGAAAATAAAAGAATCGAGGCAATTACTGTGGCAAGTAATGCATTTGATGAGGCCCGTACTCGATTGTACGATGAATTTAAAAAATTAGAATATAATGATTCTGATATTTTTAGATTAAACCGAGAAGTTGCATTAGCAGACGCTAGACTACAATCCATTCGTTTTCCACATATCTACATTGATCATGCAGATAAAGTAGAAATACGTTCGCTCGATTTTACACAACCATCTGAAGTAAGAAAATATGCATATCCCATTGCATTTTATAAAACAAACCCATTTCAACTAACAGAACAGTATACACGTATAGGTGTAACAGAACAGTTGCCAGTTCCTTTAAGTGTAATTAAAGAAAAGCCGCGTCAGATCCTGTTATTTCAAGATCCTGATACGAATACCTATGGATTTTTATCACTTGATTGGAGTTCTACACTTACATATAATTCGACAGTATATCATTCTGCAAAGCAGGCAATTGCGGCGGAGCTTGCAAAAGAATTTAATGATCAAGAACACTTGACTGCGATTATGAAAGCGGAAAAGCCGTCTGATATTACTTATTCGGTTACAGATGTACCAGGCGATAAAGATGCAAATGAAATACGCTGGAATAATGTAATACAGCGACTAATACTTGATATCAATGTGATTAAATTTAATTCATACCCTGAGTTGAAAGAGCGTCTTCTTCAAACAGACAATGCAGTTCTTGGTGCGTATGTGCCAAATGATAATCTTTTGGGAATTGGTATAGCATTGGATAATAAAGATTCAATGGTACAGACAAAATGGACAGGACAGAATCTACTTGGAAAGGCCTTAATGGATATTCGTACAAAGATTCAAAGTGATTTGGCAGTTGCTTCTCAGGGTGTTAAACCAAAAAGAAAACGACCGACAGTTGCATCATCCTCTGCTAAACAAATACAAGCTGTTCCTGGATTATATTACAAAGATAATGCAGTAATAGACGGAGATGCAGTTATTAACAGCCTTGATATAAAAGGGGGGTGGCAAAGTGTAGGAACGGGGGCAAGCTCTAGAAAGGTCCAGCAATATGGCTATTTATATAATTATAAATCTAAGAAAATTACTGAAAAAGTAGAAGATATACCTGAATTTCTTATACAGCTCAGAGATATACTACAAACAGAGTGTCGTTCCTTACAGATAATTGATCAACTCTATGAATTTAATCAGTGCCTTGTAAATGATTATCAACCAGGCCAAGGAATAAGTAATCACATTGATAGTAATGATTTTGGCGCAGTCATTGGATGTTTTACATTAGGCAGTGGGGCTACCATGAATTTTAAAAAGGGCGCAGAAAAGCAGTCAATCTATGTTAAACCAAATTCATTATACATTATGTCAGGTGATGCTCGATATGTATGGTCGCATGAAATGTCATCTGTTATGTCAAATATGGTAGATGCCATTAAGATTCCTCGTGCGCGACGTATTTCAGTTACATTTAGACATGTCCCTGTTGCACAGCCAACTGTGCTAAATTCAATTGCATCAACTGCTACGAGTACATTAAAATCAATAATATCTGCTGTTGCACCCGCAGCAGCAGTAACTAAAACAGCAGCTAACCAATTATAAGCTCAATGGAAATTTCTTAAGACGCGCTTCATTCTTATCACAATCCATCTCCTTTGCACTGTACTTATAGCATACTCCATTTTTGTCCTTGTATATCATTTTGCCACATGAAACAGGTGTAGGATATTTATAAACAACCTTTTGCTCAGGCTTAATAAATACGACTGCGCATATACCAACAATGATTCCAATTATTAACGGAATTAATTTAATGTGTTTAATCATATTTAATGTATAGTTAGAAATAAAATGAATAGAATAGAACAGAAAAATGGGGCTTCTTAATCTAATGCATGATCATCGATTCAATACGTTTTTTAGTTTTGTTGTCGGTATTGGTCTAATATGTATATTGCGCCCAATGTGCTCAGGCCCAGATTGTGTTATATCAAAGGCGCCCTCAGAAGCTGACTTTGATAAGCATGTATACCGAATGGGAGGAGGGAAATGCTATGAATTTAAAACAGAAGTTGTGGAATGCCCTGCATCGGGGGCCATAGAAGCATTTAAAGAATACTCTGCCGCCGATCAGTTTTCTAGACGCACTACGCCAATTGTGTAATGCGACTAGTTAGTGATAAAGGATTTCTTTGTTTTTCAAAGAAATGGCAACAGCTGGTACATTACTAAGTGATCTTGATAGCAAATCTCCGGTTCTTAATAACAAAGATGATGATCTTGTTAACAAAATCCTGGCTGATATGAACATACCAAGCCAGTCAAATCCTATTATGAATGTACCACCTCCTTCCGGTAATGGAAATAGAATGATTCATTCTCCCAATCCTAATTCCACGTATCCAGTATCAATGGATCCTGCCACTGCTACTGCGCACATGATTGGTAAAGATTTCCCAACTTCTGCCGATTTTGCAAATGTCATGCATTCACCTAACTTTTCACATGGATCATTTGCAGGAGCACCATACATGCAGCCGCATCAAATGGCGCCGCCTACTCTCATGGAATCAACACGTGGTAATATATACACAGAAGTCATTCAACAAGTAAAACAGCCGTTATTTGTTGCTATTATTATTTTTCTAGTAAGCCTACCTGCATTGAATGTTCTAATTGGATATTACCTACCTTCACTATTGCGAGTTGGCGGTGATTTAACTACGGCAGGCACGGTTCTTAAATCACTATTTGGTGGATTTCTATTTTGGTTTATTCAAAAAATTGTTGTACCACTTATGGCAGTATAGTATATAATATAAGCAAGATGTACTGTATAATCATATTAATATAGTATTAATATGATTTTGCAATAAATATGACGAATATAGTACAACTATCCAGTAAAAAGTTTCCTAATACGCATTTAGAGAAATGAAGTTTAATGACCTCACTTATATGTTTTCTATTGTGATCTTATGCGTTACTGCATTATATACATTGATGTATTCGGGATTAACGGGTGTATTAATGTCATCTGCTGTTGCTTTGATTGCTGCTGCATTTATTGAGCAGTTTGAATTAGTTGCCGCATTAACTGTCATTTTTGCACTGTTTTATACATTATTCTTGAAGCGAATTCTACGACGTTTGGAGCCATTTCAGGATCTTGCGATTGCAAACCGTGTAGGTGATATGAAGAATAAATATCACCCCGCCTCGCAAAGTCTAGCAAATCCGCGTTTAGAACCCGCTGGTGTGTACAATCCTGCAGTGGAAGGATTTGAAAATGTATCAAAGGACGCAAAGGAGGGCGCACCTTCCGATAGTTCATCAGCGCCTGCCAGTAAAACGGGGCATCATCAAGTAGATCCTGAGGAAGTAAAAGATGTGACGAGTGCAATTGAAAAGAAATCAGATGAACAGAAAGAGCATGAAGAATTTAAATCTGCAACCAATGGGCTATTTAAACTAGGCCAAATGCCCTCCGAGCATGCGGATGGTCCTAAACTTGATGCGGGAAAAACGATTATGAAAGCAATGAGTGCGCTGGATCCCAATACGATCTCTGCGATGACGACTGATACCAAAAAATTACTTGAAACGCAAAAGGGGTTGATGGGTATGTTGCAGCAAATGCGCCCTGTGTTGGCGGATGGAAAAGAGTTGCTCCAAACCTTTTCAGGGATGTTTGGAGGGAGTAAATTTAATTTAGGTGATAAGTAAGCGCTCATATTTATTACTAAAGACTTCAAATAGAGTATGCCCCGTTCTTTTCGTAATTTATGCCCACCTGGTGTATTATGTATTCCAGATGGACTAATAAACCTATTTATTATTGTTCTGTTTATTATTCTTATCTTTCTTATTTCTGCCACATATTTTAAACCATCATTCCCTCAACAAATACAACCAGTGCAACAATTGCAACAATTGCCACAATTGCCACAATTGCCACAATTGCCACAACAGCCTATTATTATTCAAAATGGAGGTGACTCGAGATATGATCGTGCGCATCAGCCATTGCGTGATTGGATGGCAAAACCCGAATTTCCACCGCGTGGCGGAATTGCATCGATTCCTATTAATATTCCAACACAGGGGCTTCCCGAGTCATTTCAATCAGTTGGTATTGTAAATGTAGGTGAACAAATTCTGCCATTATATGGTCGTAGAACCGCGGGCAGCAGTGATAGATGGAATTATTACACACGCACGGATACGTATAATCCTGTCCCCATACCTGTTAACTTCCAGAAGCGCGACTGTATGGATGATGTAGGATGCCAAGAGATTTTATCAGGTGAAACAATTAAAATAGAGGCACTTAAAAAAGAGGGAAAAACAAATATTTATCGGTTTGATGGGCCCAAATATATTCCAGGTTTGATATAGAGAAATGGTAAAAAAAGGGTCAATGTTAATGATTGCACTAATTATAACGGTTCTTATTATTATCTATGTGGTATATTATCATACACGGATACTATCATCGAATACCCCTGTACTGCATATGAATATAAATGAAGCAAGAGCACGACGTTTTGGATTAATACTGGATGTGCGTACGGAAAAAGAAAGGGAAGAATTGGGTTATTATCCAAATTCAATTCCACTGTCTATGAATAAATTACAGGAAATTAAATCATTAACGTCAAATATGTCAACGTCTATTTTAGTATATTCAAATGGGGATCAATTAGCACAACATGCTGCAAACATGATATATAAGCTTGGATACCATAACGTGCGATATATTTCAACTTCGTATTTATACTTAATGCCTGGAGCAAAATAGTCTTTTTAGCAAAATAAATAGCCTTTTTGGCAAAATAAATAGCCTTTTTGGCATCTTAATCATTTATGATATACTATGTAATAATACATCATAAATAATTTTATCCAATTTCAAGAAGAATGTCATGTCCTCTTGGTGTAAATACTGGATTTATTCAGTTAGCAGGACCTATATCACAAACAATAATTAATAGTATAACTGTCAAAAGTTACCCACTGTCTATCTCATTTGCACCACGAAAAACAGTGCCCTCTCTCATTGGTAATAAAATAGACGAAACTACGGATAATACATGTACATATAAAGGGCGAAAATTCAGTCTAATTGATGTTCAGATTTGTGCAGTATTACACAGTGGATATATTACTCCAACGGTGTCTTCATCCCCTGCTGCCGAATTAATCATGTCATTCGCTGCTAATAATGCAGCAAATGATCTATCTGCATTGAGTGGTATACTACTGTGCATTCCTATCTACAGTTCTGGATATCCATCCTATAATACATACCTCGAAGATATTATTAATCGATCTGATACAGCCACAGTCTCAACCTTAGAATCCCTTTTTTATCAATCCGCAGATGATATAACACAGCACTCTCTTTCATATAAAACCTGTTTTGAAACAGTGGATGCATCAAACACAGTTCACTCAAAAGGGCTCTACGCTGTCATATTTCCACAAGGCATTCATCTTACAAGTACTGCATATCAGGCATTAATTCAACAATTAGGTGGTACATTACCATCATATATGATTCCTCCGGCCATCAGAAATGCAAATGCTACTGTTAAAACATTTAGGGTTGACACAAATGGTGCTAAAATTCCTGATACAACATCACCTGATGGTATTATTAATATAGTGACCGTTTCAACAAGTACGGATGATTTTAAAAATCATTTTGAATATTTTACACTTCCACCACGCTTACCTACTGGGGCTGGAAATCAACAAAAATACTTTAAAACGACACAGTATAAATGTGTGCCATTTAATCAATTTACCGATCTATCTGGTACAGATAAGACAAATACCTATGTTATACCAGGAAATAAATCGCTAGATACTATCTTAGAAGAACAGAAAGAACAAGATGCCCAACTAACAAATAGTGTTGCAAATACTGTTGCAAGTATGTCTGTAGGAGATATGGAAGAAATCGCAGGCGGAGTTGTAAGTGGCGTTATTTTAGTTGTACTTGGAATTTTTCTTATAAGCAGAATAACAAAATAAGTGATCAAATTGCTTTGTATAAATAGACCCTATAAATAGAAATTATGTTAGAGTTGTATTTTCTTATCATTTCGATAATAATTATACTCGTTATCTTATATTATACAGGTACATCTGATTCAGAAAATACAGTAGAACCATTTGATACATTTTATTTAAGTGCATGCCCTACATCGTATAAGGTATTATATGATTCGAATGGAAATACAATGTGTTGTGATGGTGATATACTTGCAAATAAATGCATGGGTGACAATCAATGCTCTTTGAACGGAAAAGGGAATGCGCCAAATTGCGTAGATATGATTTTAAAAGAGTATGAAGTCAAAGGAAAATCACAGTGCCCCTCTTCTCTACAGAACTACTTTGAAGATAAAACAAACAATAAGAAAGGCTGTACTGCTAGCGCACTTAACAATACATTGACGGGTCCTAAGGATAATACACAGGGAAAATGCATAATATATGATAATATAGATCAAAATATGACATCCATTGATAGTTGTTATAATCAAAAACAAATGGATGATTATCAGTGTTTTGGCGATAACTGTACAAAATCGCTCGTACAGCCTGTTGCAAATAAACCAGTACTGGTGTCAATCAGTTTTACTGATACGAGTGGAATTCATAGAGTAGCTTATACAAAGCAGTCAATGGAGGCTCAGCTTGACAGTACAAATCCAGGTTGGAGAAATAAGGGAATCGATCTCTCAAAGAATATACAGGTTGCAGATGTTGCAAAGGCAGTATATGTAGATAAAACCATGTCCGCGTCTGATGTACAATTGTAATAACCATTGCAATCACGTTTACAGAATTTCTCCACCATTGATGTGTCCAAATCCCAATTGTTCAAATAATTCTTCAGATGCAGCTGCCGATCCCATTTCAGCTTGTAACGGATATACTGTGGATAGTACAGTCTTTTGGTTAATTGTGGGTGCAACTGCCTCAAAATCGGATGATTCACACGTTTCATGGGGTAGAAAATCAGCTTCACTTATATCAGGAATGTCAAACTCGCGCACAGGAACCGTTGTTTGCGCCGTTCCTGCCTCTTTTACAGTGGCATAACGATGCTGTGTATCCATTGCATCTAATTTTTGGATAGCAGATGCAACTTTACGCCGATTACGCTCAAGATATAATACACAAATTGCCATTAGTCCAAATATCCCTGCCGTAGGACCAACATCTATAAGGTATAATAACAGTAATACAAATCCAATGCGTACTGCAATATTATCGAGTATTAATAATATTCCAGTTGGTATGAATTGTACTAATAATATAATTACAGCAAGAACTATAAAATACAGTACTTCGCGTGAATACATTCCTCTGTATTATAAATTGATATTTATCAATGTCATATTCGCATATCAGCCTAAAATCGATTGATAATATACTATATAATAGGCGGGTCAATATGGCTGCCGAGTTGGACCGTGTTCTGACAGCAAAAGGATATGCAATTAAAAAGTCATTCTTAAATGAGGCACAAATAAAACATCTTCAAACAAGTTTAACAATGGCGCCAAAAGTATTGGATAAATTTCAGAAAATAACGCCCACGTTTTCAATTTATTACGAATCCAAAACACGCTTTTATGTTCCACGCCATTGGGGTAAAAAGAATTTTGGAGAACCGGAAGCGGATATTGTGTCACCAGGTAAAGAATTCCTTAATACAATTGCATTTCGTAGTACATTCCCACCACATGATTTTCAAAAAGAGATTATTTCTACATTTATTGAGAAAGGAGCAAATGGGTTGATCTGTGTTCCGTGCGGTTATGGTAAGACATTCATGGCACTCTATATTGCAGTACAGCTGAAAAAGAGATTTCTCATTATTGTGGACAAGGAATTCTTAATGAATCAGTGGAAGTCGGAAATTGAGAACTTTATTGAAGGAGCGCGCGTGGGCATCCTTCAAGCAAATAAAGTTCAGACGGATGCAGATAAATACGATGTTACAATTTGTATGATTCAGACACTTTGTCGACGTGACTTTCCAGACGAGTTCTTCGACGAATATGGATTTACTATTTTTGATGAATGCCACCATCTAGGCACATCATATTTCTCTCAAGCCTTGCGTAAGATTCAGACTAAATATATGTTGGGGCTCTCTGCGACGCCTGATCGCGACGATGGATTAACGCGCGTATTTGAATATCATTTGGGAGAAGCAGTATATAAGAATACCCTACGTGCCCCTGATAAAGAGGCTATTGTAAAAGCAGTATGGTTTCATTCAGATGATCCCGCATATGACGAGGTTCCCGTGAATTGGAAGGGAGAAACGATTACTGCCAAACTGCTTAATCAAGTCGCTGAATTTGAACCACGAAATCAGAAAATCATGGCAATCGTTCTTGAGTATCTACAGGATAGTGACCGATTTCTACTTATTTTAAGTGATCGCATTTCACAGCTCGAATGGTTTGAAAAGGAGCTTAATAAGCATAAGTATAAACATGGATACTATATTGGAGGAATGAAGCAGTCGGTGTTAGATGAAAACGCGGATAAATGCCAGCTTTTACTGGCAACATACCAAATGGCCAGTGAAGCGTTCAGTGTGAAGAAACTTAATACAGTTATTCTAGCCACGCCGCGTAAAAATGTACAACAGTCGACTGGACGTATCTTTCGACAGCGCATTGAGGAACGCAAAGTTGCGCCACACATTATTGATATTATCGATTCACATGACTGTCATAAACGGCGATGGTTTGTGAGACAGCGGTTCTATAAAGAATGTGAATATACATTTCAGCATATGGATAGACCGAAAAAAGGCAGTAAAGCATTTGTTGCGGCGGATGCACCAGAAGAGAAGTCAGAGCAGGGCTTCTTATTTAAATTCTAGCACACCCATAGAATGTCAAATCGCAATTTTGATTCGCGTACTATTATTTACCGATTACAACAACTTAATATTGCACAAAATGTCTATAAAGCGCAACAAAGCGGCAAGCCTGTGATCAGTAATCCTCAAAATTCAGATTCTTCGCCACAACAAATTACAAGCTATTTAGCGGGCCGTGAAACAACCTATACAAAAAATTTAGGTACAGGATACACTTCTAGTACAGGAGGTATTGCAAATATCATTCAATAATTGCCTACGGTCTATATATGTATTATATTATGTATTATGTATAATTCAACGACCTAAATTTATTTTATTATTAATTTATAATAAAATGAATTCTTTATTCCAAACGTCGTCATCATCATTTAATATGATATATAATGTATTTGCATATAATAAACCGAGGGGTAAGATTGAAACTATACTTGAACCATTACAATCAATGATCCAACTTGCACTACTAAGTATTTGTCCAGTTGGAACAAAACTGCGTATACAGGAAAATATTCTTTATTTACAATCACCCAATATTATACAGCCCTTTTCAAGATGGTACCATTCAGATAAAAAAGATGATCTCTATTTTTTGTATGCGGTCATCAAGCGATTTATCAAATGGTACCATCCTTCTAATAATAAAAATAGCCCTATATCAATTGAATTGTATCAAGTAATTCTTACAATGAGTATCGAGGGACTTAACAATTTATTTAAAACATATAGCACATCGGATACAAATACGGTGATCCATGTGATTCAGATGTATAAAAACCTATTAGAATACAATAATGATAAAATACTTCTAGATGAATTTATCATTGATGCTGAAAAGAATAAAATCAACATCGATGAAGTCTTTGAAAAGATTATTGTAATTTATGAAAAGCCTCTGCTTGCTGTTATTTATGATATACTTCTACTATTACAAAGAGAACAGGATATTATTACACAGAATCACATCATGGATGGATTAAATCTGATTCTTAATAAGAATAATAGGCTTATTAAAGAATGGATACAACTTAACCTGGTATTATAGAATTATTTACGCTGTTTCTTATTATTACGCATGTGTTTACGTGTGTGCTTTTTGTTTTTATGTTTATGCATGTGTTTACGAGACCGATAAGCCCCGCCAAATTTAACAGGTAAGCCGCCACGAGAGCCATCAAACCCCATACGTGTCATCACTTCATTTTCTCTAACAGGTGCAAATTCTCCAGCAGACGCGGCAACGGGGACAAATGATCCACCTTGTTTACGCTGTTTGCGACGAGAGCCACCTGTCTTAATGCATGCATTATTGAATGAACCTGCTGCATAAGGTGTTTGTGTTGTTAGTCCAGGAACAGCGCTTCCTGCAGGAAATGCCTCAAAGTCATTGCGATAACCCGCATTAGGAGCATAGTAGCGCATGGAATCTGCTGCACCTACTGCAACTTGGGGGAAATTTGCAGAAGAGAAGCCTGAGCCGGAACCAGCCGCATAGGACGCAGGTGACATTGTAACAGCACTACCTCCTAACATCTTATGTGTCATAACGGGAGGCATAAGGGGGGCAGTTGTTGCCAATTGAAGATCACGATTAGGATTCAAAGGATTGTAGGTTCCACTTTCACAGGCTGTGCGCCCAATGGGGGCATAACTAGATGAACCCACTGCATTAACAGGATTCAGAGGACCTAGTTCAGGAAAAGAACCCCATCTTCCACCCGATTGACTAGGTACGTGTACAGGTACACCAGGCATGCTCATGGAAGGTTGGCCAACGGAACCTCCTGCGCCAGTAGTATCAGGAAATTCAGCAGGTTTTCCAGTGACAGAGTTGTGCGCAGCTTCTACGTAACCAAATCCCTCATGCGATGCAACGCCTAAATGGGTGCCACCACTATGTTTGCGTTGTTTGCGTTGTTTACGTTGCTTGCGTTGCTTACGCGTTCCACCAGCAAGACCGGGCAGACCAAGAGAGGGAAAACGCGAAATAAATCCAGGGGGCGTAGGAAGACCAGCACAATCCTTGCCAATTTCATTGTTATAGGGATTGTGCGCAAGATAGCCAGGGCTAATCATGCCCGCATCGGACCAACCACCGCCATTATGTTTTCTATTTCGTTTAGAGGGCATTCTATTATAGAATAGTATTTAGTTTAGATAATCATTTTTAATGCATTCTGTATTTCATTAAATTTAATAATATATGTAGATAGAAAATTATCAATTGCAAGTTTATAACCATCATTGGTAGATGCTAATTTTGCCATGTTATTAATTGATAAATCCTTATAAGGCGCCATATTTACATTAGAATCTATCTTTATAGCATTCATTGTAGTAATAATAGATTGCACTGTATTATATATCTTAATAAATATATTTTTTGTTGCTATTATATTTATCTCATTATACTGCATATCTAATATTCCAAGATGCTGTCTAAGAACAATTATCAATTGTAGTCTAGCAGGTGTTAATTTAATCATAGCTTTCTCTATAATTTTTTGTAAATTAACTAATATACTTTCTTTAATTTTAAGTTTAGATAGCATAGCTACAATTCGTTTTACTTGACGTGAATTAAGTAGATTAGTATTACTTCCACGACGATCGCTCCGATCGCGATTTATAATATCTGCTACATATGCAGATACAGGTGTTGGATTACTTGTAGCATATTTACGAGTAGACATCTTATTAACATTGTTATGTGTCAGTGACGTATTAAATTGAAGAGGGGTGAACCCTGATGCATTCGCAGGAGATACATTTGCAGTGTATTGTGAAGCAGGAATTGTAAGATTGCCGCCACGTCTCGTTAGTCCACGTCTCGTTTTCCGCATAGATTTCTTTACTCGTTGTCGTCTAGTTTCATGCATTTTCTTTGCCATATCTACTAGTAGATCATTTTACATATGCCGATGATAGAAAAAGGACGAAGTCGTAATTGGAGTCTCACTTTGCAGAACTGTCGTAATTTGATATTTTTTAAAGCCATCGTGCCATACAACCGCGACTGGAATACCACTCACTTTCTTTTCTGTAAACAGTACCCTTAATTCACGTGAAAGCTCCAATGTAGAAATAGATGCAACTCCTAAATGTTCATCCTCCTGTGAGAATAGTGAATACGTATCGGGTAGAACTGCTTTCGTGTAGGGTGTGCAATATGCGCACAGAGTTGTAAGAATTTCAGGATTGCGTTTTAGCTTCGGAGGGATAAATTCCTTTGTAGTGTACTCCGTTGTTATAGTGTCCTTCCAATACCACCGCGCATATCCCTGATGATCAGGTTGAATAATCCAATAAATTGCTGGATTATAGTGTAGATGCCATTCACTTAAGGGAATTGGTTTTACAATTTGTGGCTTAAATGCAAGGAGGGGCTGATGCGACGGGAGTGAATTCCAAAAATCACGCAGCGTGGACCAACGTTTTGAAAATGAAAGGGTTGACCATAAATTATTACCTTGATACACGGCAATGTCTTCAATTTGCAGAAGTGATTCTCCTGCAAGAATATTTGCCAAGCAAACAGTTGGACCATGATCGTGAAAATTAGGAGGAAGCAGCCAACGAAAGGTCATACCCTCTTGACGCTCAGGATACCAAATGCATGGTGCAAACCCCTCCATAAAAATCAAATATCCAACAGGACGTTTATCAAACTTGGGCCATAACCACACTTTTCCATTTGAAAATGTGGATTTTGCTTGATGAAATGGCATATGAATCTCCATACGCTGTTTAAGAAATGGATATGACTTATAAAGAGATTCAATCGCCTGGATATGTTGATTATCTAGGCGATGGAATCGTGCAACTTTTTGCTTTTCAAAATGATGTGTTGTGCTACGAATCGATGCGCTCATTTCAATTATATCTATATATGTATATTAATTACCCTTTAGGTTAATATGTTTGCTAGCGTTAATCACAAATACAATGTCATCACACCGCCCCTTTTCACCACGACGATCATATACTTCTATATATGGCTTTAGTGCATCAGGCGTATTCTGTCGAAGTATATCGATCCATTCAATATGCTGTACATCCTCAATTACTAAAATTCCATCATGTTTCATTATACGTGAATACACTTTTAGAAATGTAACGTTTGATTCAAGTGTATGCGGCCCGTCATCCACCAATATATCAAATAATAGATTCTTACTTAGAAAGTTATTTTTAAAGAAATTAATATTGTAGGCATCATTCGATGTATGAAAGTGGATTCGAGGATGGGATATAAGTGCAGGATTTACCTGGTCAATTGGAATAATATCAATCGCGTGAATTTGTGCTTTATAGAAGTATTCTGTCCACATTTTAATACTTCCACCGTTCATGTGAGCCGCGGGACCAATGCCAATTTCTAGCACATGTGTAGCTGTGTCTCGCTTTGATTCAAACAATGTCTGATACAAAGGAATATAGGAATGCACTGTGTTTTTATCTGTTAGGCGATCATCGCAGTAATCTGATAGCATTTATCTAGAACTCATCCTCTATCTTTATATTCTTATGCATTGATCCTAAAACGCAGAATAGCTTTGATCATCAAATGTGTCATTTGCAAAAATACCAGGCATAAATTCACCGCCGCCTTGAATAAATTCCTGTTGAAACTGCTGTGTATTTGAGGAGGATACTTGATGATGTTCACTTGCTATGCCTGATTGTACAGCCATTTCTCTATTGTCATTTAAGGGTGTTGGGCGAAAAGATCGCTCAGGATGACGTAGATTCTCGGGAATATCTGAACTTTCATGTGATTCACTGTAGGGATCTTTTGCTATGGGGTCACCATAGATGACCGCTTCATGCTGTGGTGGTGCTTGACTGGGTGAAGCAGGACCGGAAGGTGCAACAACTCTCTCGGGATAGATAGGAGCCTGTCGAATCTCAATAGAAGCAGGGGCGGGAACTTGAAATGCTTCTAATGGCATTTGCATAACCGAGGGTTCGGTGTCAAAGATTTTATCTCTTATAAAATAATAAACTACAAACCCTACCAAAAGAATACCAAATAGATATATGTATGAATTCATTCCTCTTTTTGTTCCCGTGAAAATTGCTTGCAATTAAAATCAGCATTGATTTTAGTTGCAAGCAGTTTGAGATCTGCTATACTTGAGTATAGCACCCGTGAAAATTGCTTGCAACTAAAATCAGCATTATTCACAATAATACATATGATAAGATTATGCATTCATATCAATTATCATCCTATCATATGTAGTATTATGCACATTATTTATTTTATGATACGGTTGTTTCACGTATGGCTGTTTCACGTATGGCTGTTTCACATATGGCTGCGTCACATATGGCTGTTTCACGTATGGTTGCTTCACGTATGGTTGCTTCACATATGGCTGCGTCACATATGGCTGTTTCACAAATGGTTGCATCACAAATGGTTGCATCACATATGGCTGCTTCACACACAGTCCATTTACTGCCTTACTCCATTCTATCACATTCATAAATTCATCTTTATACATATGTTCATTAATATGTGTATATAGAATACATCGCATCCACATACCAAGTTGCTCTAATTTGCCATAGTTGTCTTCTTTTATAAGTTGATAAGGTACATCCATTACTTCCAATAATTCAGAACCAACCCAATTGGGCGGCATACATGTACCATTATATACAAGTACAGATGGATGTGCATTTGTAGAAAATAGATGCTGATCGGTTAATAAATAGCTAAATGAGTTATGCTCATTTTCTTGAAGAAACCAATTTGCACCTAAATAATATCGAACGGTTGTTTGAGAAATAATAGGCATATCTGCCTTCCATATAAAAATTGACGACATCCTCTACATTTATATATCACCAACGCTATTTAAGCATCATTTATATACTAATTATAGCGTGAATATGCCTATTTTATCCACAGTTGTGCTTACTACAAAGGGCGAAGTGAAGAAGACAAACCTTCTCTTATCCGAAGATGGCACAGTAACCATGGATACTATTCAAAAATACTTTAAAAAGAAAGATATACCCGAAAATGTGTGCTATTATGAATATGATTACAAATACATATTTGTATTTGGATATAAAAAAGGAAAGAAAGGAACGGAAAATAAAACGGAGCTACCTGATCCATATTCGGGTCTTGTTCTGTTTGGCGATATTCTTATTCTAGTATCACTTACACATACGTGGGATAATCCTATTCCATGCACAGTAGAACAATGGAATTCGTTTTACAACGAAGGCATCGACGAAGACGAGGAAGAAGAAGAGATTTTATCAGACGCGGAAGATGACAAAGTAGCGGATGTATTTGACGATGAGGATGATGAAGAAAAAGAAGAGAAAGAGGAACTAGTCGATAAAGAAGAGGAAGAAGAATTACCTGTTATTATAAAACGCCGCAAAGCGCCTGTATATACCAAGGTAGATCCCAACTCTCTTAAAGAAGATATCTCTATTCAGTCTGGACCAGAAACAAGTCCACTGCGACTAAAATGTTTGCAGCATTTGACATTTCTTGAATCCATGTTTTCAAAGGAGGATATTACTATACTAGAGAAGTCTATCTTTGAATCTTCCTATAAATTTGCTCAGAAACAATATATCGCTTGTAATTGGAAAGTCCCTGCATTTTGCGAATTATATCGACAACATATGTTATCCATTATAAGTAATATTCATCCAGAATCGCCTGTTAAAAATACGCGTCTTCTAACCCGAGTAATGGAAGGAGAATTTCCCCTATATAGTATTCCATTCATGTCCGCATACGAGATGTTTCCTGAAAAGTGGTTTGCTTTGAAGGATAAATTGCTACAACGTGAGCAAAAGATCTTAGAAGGGAATAAGAGTATGGCAACTGATCAATTCAAGTGTCGACGTTGTCAGAAACGTGAATGTACCTATTATGAACTTCAGACTCGTTCGGCGGATGAACCCATGACCATCTTTATTACATGTCTAAACTGCGGGAAAGAGTGGCGTCAGGGTGGTTAAGATCATCTACAATACAGTTAAAAAAATCATTATCAATATTCTCTTTATATAAATAAAATTCAGGATGAAATGAATCATAAATCGTAGACAATACAGAAATATCATTATATGATCCGCGTGGATCTAGTAAGTAATTCATCATATATGCACGGTACTGTTCATCATGTACAATTGCATTATTTTTTTTATTATACTCAGGGAGTTTCAAATAGAATGATGTATTACATGTAGACAAATCAACCGTCGATTTACTGTCAATATATTGGGTAATAAGAGTATTATCTTTTTTACCCAATCCTCCATAGACCATATTATCATAAAATGTATATGGTTTTGCTGGAAATACCCATGATATACGACTGTTACTAAAGCGTTTCTGAATTTGATAATCACCTGGATGTAATGATAAATAGTGTATTGTTTTTAGATTTGGAAAAATAGATGATTTTATGATATTTGAAATACCATCAGGATTGCATCGAATAAGTGCCAATGTATCTACATTTGGGAAATAGATAGAAGGGCAAATACGCTCTTGTCGTAATTGATATATACAAAGTGTACTAGTAGTTTGAATGTATGTTTTGAACATCTGACTTATTATACACTATTTACTAGCGCGTCTCAATTTTAAGCTGTACGCATAACTGCTTTTGAATAACCATCTGATGCTTCTCGGTAGGAATAATTCGTTTTGATTCAATATTTTTAAAAGTGTTTACAGGAAATGCACACAGCTTATCCGCGCTCTCCTGATTAAGTTTCATTTCAATACGCTTACGAATTAATGCCTGCAAAGATTCCGATGTTACACATTTTCGTGGTATATAGCTTATATCAAGCGCATCTGATTTTGGAACAATAGAATGATTTACATGTACACCTGAATGATCCTTTTTAGGTGTACGTTTTATTGTAACAACTGTCCAATCCTGATGATCCATTAATATTGTATTTGTGTATGATTATGAGTATATTATTACAATAACACTTTAGACCTTTGCTCATCTAAAATAAATAAGTAAGATAGGTGTCAGGTAATGAACCATTTAAAACATTATAGTACAGAATTAAAATTAAAAAATATTCCAGTATCACTTTCTTTATTACATGAACAAGAATATAATAATTTATGTTCATTTTTTAAAAAGAGACGTGCATATAGTGAAAAATATAAAATACATAAATCTCACTCCACTTTGTATATTTTGCACAGTTCATGTTCCACTATTTATAGTTCTTTAAAGAATAAGAAGATCAATTAGTCGCCAATATTCAAATGTCCCGTTGGGAAGGGGTCTTTTAATAATAAATGGCAGTCGTTTCTGCTCAAGTTCCAATCTGGCAATATCTCGGACATCCGTGATATGTTTTGGAACTGAAATGAATGGTGATGATCCCTTACTAAGTTGATTAGCACGAAGACCGATAATTTTTGTTTTTTCAAAATTGGTTAAGAATGGGTATGTCCGGTGATTATTTTCATTATTTGGTCCACCAGGTGGTACATATTGTAAGTGTAATTTTGGTATAACCTGTTCGACATAGTCTAGAATACACTCTGGGTGCTGCTGATATAGACGCTTTAATTCAGGACGTACATCTTGGACAACCTCATCTTCTATCACATTTTCATCGTATTCTTCATCCCAATCATTATCTTCAAACTCCAAACCTGCTTCGATTACTTCGTCTATCTCCATATTCTATCTATATTATATTTTATTTAAATAATCAATTTTATATATTTTTGCTTGTTTGTACATTTCGTTCATTTGCTAGTGTATCTTGTTTGCACATTTCTATGGGTTGCTCATTTCACTCATTCGCATCCTTATACTGTTACTACGTATCTAACAATATAAAGATGTTCTGTAGTTTCAATAACAGAAAATAAATATGGATGACTTGGAAGTTAAACAAGTTAAACAAGTTTTAACCTACGACATAGGAGTTAAATCCTATGATACATTTGACGATATGGGATTGGAAAATGACCTAATACGCGGCGTATACAGTTATGGGTTTGAGCAACCCTCTAAGATCCAACAGATGGCAATCGTACCAATGCGGTTAAAAAATGATATTCTTGCACAGGCCCAGTCAGGTACTGGTAAAACAGGTGCATTTACAATTGGATCACTATCGGTTGTAGATCCAACCATTAAAGCTCCACAGGTGCTTGTGATTTGCCCCACACGTGAGCTATCACAACAAACGGAACGTGTCGCTGAATCAATTGGACATTATATGAATATTAAAGTGTTATCCGCAACAGGTGGTAATCAAGTTCGCAATGATATTCATATATTAAAAAATGGTGCACAGTTTATTGTAGGAACACCTGGACGTATTTTTGATCTTATTCGGCGCGGAGATTTGGGACTAGAGCACATAAAGTATCTAATTTTGGATGAGGCAGATCAGATGTTAGAGGATTTATTTGCAGAGCAGATTAAAGCAATTCTAAATAATAAATTCCCTGCATCAACAAATCTTGCACTATTTAGTGCAACAATGCCTCAAAATATTTTGGACATTGCCGAGAACTATCTGAATAATCCTGTACGCATTCTTCTTCCAAAAGACGAAGTTACATTGGAGGGTATTAAACAATTTTATGTAAACATTGAACGTGAAGATTGGAAGCTACCTGTTCTGCTTGATTTATATCAACAAATTACTGTAAATCAAGCACTTATCTATGTAAATAAACGTCAAAAAGCAGAGTGGCTTGTTAAACAATTGTCATCACATGGGTTTACGTTGGAGTATATTCACGGCGATATGGAAGTAAGTGAGCGCAAAAAACGCATGGAAGATTTTCGTTCAGGGTCTACCCGTGTACTCATTAGCACCGATTTGCTAGCAAGAGGTATTGATGTTCAACAGGTATCACTTGTTATTAATTATGAGATGCCAGTTCAACGTGAAAATTATGTTCATCGTATTGGGCGATCTGGACGATATGGTAAGAAGGGAGTTGCTATTAATTTGATTTGTGGAAATGAGATTGAATGCATTAAAGAGATCGAGGAACATTATGAAACAACAATTGAAGAACTTCCTGAGGATTTAAGTGATCTACTTGTTACTTAAGAGGATGAGGGGGACATCATGCGCCTTAGGCGCATGCCTCCCTCCTCCCCTGGTTGGATGTATTTAGCCCCGCGGTTTAGATATTTAAGGTCACTAGTTTAGATATTTGAGGTCACTGGTTAGATGTATTTAGCCCTGCGGTTTAGATATTTAAGGTCACTGGTTGGATGTATCTAAACATAGGGGGTTAAGGAAAAGTATGTGCTCCAGATATATCTAAACACTGGCCCAATACATCTAAACATGGGCCCAATACATCTAAACATGGGCCCAATACATCTAAACATGGGCCCAATACATCTAAACATGGGCCCAATACATCTAAACAGGGGGTTTAAGGGGGAGGCATGCGCCTTAAGGCGCATGATGTCCCCCTCGGATATCATGGCGACATGTAGGGCAACGCACATTGGTTTCAAACCACGTATCAATACAGTGTTTATGAAATATATGATGACAATGATTAATTGTACGCATATCCTGGCCTTGCTCAATTTCATCTTGACAAATTGCACAATTATCATCTTGTGTTTCCGCGGCAGTGTTTACCACAGTACTTGAATTAATCTGTTCAGCACTAGGGCGTACAACTACAGTTTGATTAAGAAAGTTTTGCATGGCAGTTGTATCTCTGCGTCCATACAATACTTGGCCAAGAATACTTGATAGAAGATTGTCAGCAGGCTGTGGAGATATATGTGAAATATGTATATGTGCAGCGGGTTCATCATATTCCATCGAATGATCATTAAATAATAAATCAAATATACCCCCTGTAGAACGAGAAGTAGATCGATTCGAAGATGTAAAGGCTGGGACAGAAGATGCACTTGCCGATACTGGTGCACTTGAATGAATAATAGGTGTACTTGGATATGAGGCACTTTGATATCCCATTTGGTATTGATATGTATTATAACGTTGTTGGTTCATTTGATATGAATTTTGATTTGCAACTTGAATAATATATCCAAGAACATCCTGTACATTTTGAAAACGCTGGGAATTATAAAGTAGTTCAGGAAACCAATTATGTAGATCATTTAATAATTGAATGTGATACATATTGTGTGCTGCCATTTATAGTAAAGACTAGTTAACGACGACTTAAGCCCTGATGTAATCTATTTTCATAGATGCAATCAAATGCAGAACAGAATCCCTTGTTAAAAGGCGTGGTTGGTATACAAAATATGGGGAACACCTGTTATTGTAATACAACGCTACAACTAATACGTGCATCATCTGAATGGAATGTATTTTGCTTAACCAATGACTTTGTAGAAAAGTTAAAGAATCGCCCTGAAGATGCAAATAAGCGTATTATTCTTGCCTATCAAGATATTCTAAGAGCTCTGTGGTCTGCATATAAACCGGCTTATGTGCGCCCGCTTGGATTTATCTCTGAGGTTCGTAAAGCAGTGCAGGGTGGTCCATATGAAATGTTTGGACTGCCTGTGCCAAATGACAGTCATGAATATTTAGTCTATTTACTGGATCATTTTCACGAAGCATTGAAAACAGAAGTAGAATATGTAGAACAGTCAGTATCAGATACAGCGTCGCCCTCTGAAAGAATGCAAATCATGGGAGAAAATGGATGGAATCGATTTCTATCTAAAAATAACAGCGAGGTCGTTCATCTATTTTTTGGAATGATGCGGAAAACAGTGCAATGTACAAATTGCACAAATAAAACATATCAGTGGGAAATATTTAATTCACTAAAAGTTCCGTGTGATGGTGTAACATTTTATGATTGGATTCGAAATGAAGTAAATGAAGTGTCTGAAATTGAAGGATATCAGTGTAATAACTGTCACGGGCGTCATACTGCTAAAAAATATTCACATTTGTGGAAACTGCCAAGTAATTTATTTATAACGCTTCATCGTTTTCATTATAATGGTCACAAAAATATGACACATTGTCCATATAATGGCGCTACTCTTTCATTTTCAGAGTTTTTTGCAGAAGAATCAAAGGATGTGCGTCGCACGGCATTATATGAACTTCGTGGTGTATCTGATCACCACGGAACACATATCGGTGGTCACTATACTGCACAATTTAAACATCCACTGTCAGGAGAATGGTGGTGGTTTGACGATGAACAGGCGCGTTCACTGCCAAACCCACAATTTTCATCCTCCAATTATATTTTCTTTTTTAGGGAGTGCACTAACCAAATACAATAACTCCACGTCCTAGTTGAATACAGCCTATTAGCCATCCAAATCGGTCCTGTTCTCCTGGATAAATATTGAATCCCTTCCTAATAATTTGCTGTATTAGTCCATAACCATCGTCTCCTGTTAGATATTGATTCGCCAAATACACTACCGCTCGTACAAGTGGATGAGTTGATACATAATTAGTATCAACTACTTCGATTGACTCGTCTAATTCAATTTCTTGTAGAAGTTGAATTAGAAGTGTGACAGGTGTTTGCGTCATTGTGATTATATGGTTATTATATTATGAATCTTTATATCATTGAATCGATTGAATTAAATAATTCAATAGATACTGGTAGAACTATCGATTGAATTAAATAATTCAATAGATACTGGTAGAACTATCGATTGAATTAAATAATTCAATAGATACTGGCGGAACTATCTGCCAAATTTCGTCCCTTACTGTATTTATCCATTTGTTCGCTTTCAAATCCCTCGGGTTCAGATTTATTCATAGATACTGTGTTGACTTTCTCCATAAATCCTGATTCGCCGCATACACGATAATGCACGTGCGGATCTAATTTGCCCTTAAAGGGGACTTTGTATGATTGAGGTTCGCGCACTTTGAGTATAGCAATTCCATCGGAATTAGATGTAGTTACCCCTGCATTATCGTATTTAGCATAGGCCTCTTTCCATGATTTCATCTCTTTTAGTTTGTCGTTATCTGACTCGGCGGCCCAGTATATGACTTTTGTATTAGGTACTACTACAACTTTCACGTCTTTTGTTGCACCCGGAGGGACCCTGTCTTGTAATACAGAACAGGGTGCCAATGTGGGTCCTAGAAAGGGTAAATATGTATCACGATCAAACATAATGGCAATTGCGGAAATACCGACTAGCATATAAATTAAACTTGCCAAAAACCCATTGCCGACAATCGATTCTACCACATTTGTATCAAATAGACCGACACATAGCCAATTGATTCCTCCAATTACAAGAAGAACCATGGCGACTTTGAATGCAAACTTTTTAAGATAAGGCGGAGCCCATACACCTTGAAAGCGATCGGAAATGAACTGCATTCTCTAGTATATGAGGGCAAATTTAGTAGAACGTTATCTTAATTATATACAGTAAAATGGTGTTAGAAATCGCAGAACAATATCTTACGGAGTTTTTTACATCATTATTCAAGACAATACTGTTCTTTTTAGAAGATACACACCAGTCTTTTACTGTAACTATATTACATTATACTGTATTTATTGTGGGGTTTATATATTTCTTCTTCTTTTCTAAACCAGGGGACACTTTTCGAATTGTATTCTTCATATTTATTGTAACAGCTACACTGTCATATTACTGTTTTAATAAATGCCTAGCGGGTGTAGTTGAATACAATTTATCAAATAAGAAAAATGTGGTACAACTTTTTATGGATAAATGTTTTGGAGAAGACTGTAATGGCAATATGTATTCAAAAGGATTTTTAACATTCTTTAGTATTGTCATTGGCAGTATCTTATACTATGATTATAATATACAATAGAAATAGAATGGCAGCAAATGGAATGGCTACAAATGGAATGGCTACAAATGGAATGGCTACAAATGGAATAGCAAATCAAATGGTTCAACGCGTATATACATGTAAAGCTAGAAAATATGATACATGCGCCAATGAATTTGCTAGAAGCGCACAGTTCGATATTGTCGAAACTCTAGATGATGGTAATTGTTTTTTTGATACACTGTCGAAAGCAGGCATGGTGCATCATATACCTAGACTGTCATTTACACATACACAGTTACGTCAACGATTGGTTGAATATATGCACAGACATATGAATGAGATCATGCCCTATTTCATAGTAAACAATAATGCAAACAATAACGCGGATCCTACACATAGAATAAATCAATTGGGAGAAGATGGTGTATGGAACAATAATGATGGCGACATAGTATCACAAGTAGCAGCCGATGCATTTCATATCAATATGAATATATATGATGTTAAAAAACAAAGAGGTGCATTTTTTATTAACAAAATACAGTTCTATAAACGCGCATATTCTCATATGATTGATATACTTCGTATTAATGATGGACATTATGAATTATTAGTGAGTGAGCATATGAATTCTAGCCCTAATAATAAGCAATCGTCTGCGTCTGCGAATGCGACTGCAAATGCGAATGCAAATGCCGAATTTGCAAAAAAACTCCAAGAGCAATATAATAAAGAATCGAGATCGCATAAGAATAATACACGAAAGAACTCTAAAAATAAATCACCTCGCAGCTCTTTAATGAATGCATTAAACGCAGTTAAAAACGATACAGTAGTTAGCAAGAGTCGTATCTTTACAGTTGATGTACTTAAAACCTTATTAGAAAAACTAGGTGTTTCTGATAAGGAGATGAAAGGAAAACTTAAGAGTGACTTAATTAAAATGTATCGTGAAAGACGTAAATCATCTAAGAATATGTCTAATCTTGAAATGGCACTTGCTGCTAGTATGTTGGATAAATAATTACATATACATTCCAAACGGAGGAGCATCGCTCTTTTCTTTCTTTTTAATGAATAGTTTGATGTGATCTTTCTTTACCACAAATGGTAGTTGAAACTCTTTGATATGAAATGGCAACTCAGGCGAATTATACATGCGTAGCATATTAATCTTCTGAGTAACCTGTTCAATGCACCGCTTTAGTTCGCGAACACCTTTCTCTTCACTTGCATACTCTTGAATAATAGTTGTAATGATATCTTTAGAGATCCCAATCTTTTCAATTAGATTTACCTCTTTTAATGCAATAGGAAGTAAATATTGCTCAGCAATGACTGTCTTTTGAGGAAGATCATATCCTTTTAAATCAATAACAAGCATACGATCCAGTAGAACCTTATCAATCTTATTAATGTCATTTGCACTGAATACAAACATGACCTTACTAAGATCAATTGGTACACCTGACAGGTATTTATCCTCAAATTCCCCATTCTGCACAGGATCTGTTAAGTGAATAAGCAGATTCATCACTTCTTCGCCCTTTGGTGTTTGAGAGATCTTATCCAATTCGTCAAACATAAGTACTGTGCTCATCGATTTTGATGCAATTAGAGAATTTACAATTTTACCACAGTGGGATGATTCATATACCATTTGATGCCCAGTATATGTACTTGCATCTGAATCGCCTCCAAGTGAGATAAATTGAAAAGGCCATCCAAGTGCCTTTGCAATTCCATTTTTAATAATTGTTGTTTTTCCAATACCTGGTGGACCAATTAATAGAAGACATAAACCACGACCATTTGGATTAGCAATCTTTGTACTAATAAACTGCATAATTTGCAGCTTTGATTCATCCTGGCCATATACTGCGTCGTCCATGCATTTCTTGGATGCTCTCATAAATTCAGCGCATTTTTCAGATCCATCTTCGAGGCGAACAGGAATATCTTTATAAATTCCAAATGGAATACTTACTACTTTATCCAGCCACGCACGCATTTTAAAGTATTCATTACTGGATGTGTCAAGATTTTGAAGACTGTTATATTTTGAGAGAATAACTGCCTGAATATCGGATGGTAGTTTTAATGTCAGAATTTTTAACATAAGATTTACACCACTGTTATTAATAACTGGACGATTCTGAAGAGCAAGAATCAATTCATTTTGTTTTTCTTGGGATAATTCTTTAAATTGTCCGATTTGCGTGTCAATTGTATTATCTTGCATGGGCTTTGTTAGCAGTTTCACAAATTGTTTTACTATCTTAGGTTCTTTTTTCATATTATATTTTTGCGGCACCATTGAATTTTCAGACGAGTGTCCGCCACCCAGTTTTAGTAAAATTCTATGAATTCCATTCATATTTTCTGTATCATCCTCTTCGTCCATTTCATCATATTCTTCCTCTTCTTCCTCATCTTCTTCCTCATCTTCTTCCTCTTCCTCTTCTTCTTCCTCTTCCTCTTCCTCTTCCTCTTCCTCTTCCTCTTCTTCTTCCTCATCTTCTTCCTCCTCTTCTTCCTCCTCTTCCTCTTCTTCCTCCTCTTCCTCCTCTTCTTCCTCCTCTTCCTCCTCTTCTTCCTCTTCCTCTTCTTCCTCCTCCTCTGCTTCTACGTAAGATCCGTCTTCTTCCTCATCCTCTTGATCCTCCTCTTCCTCTTCCTCTTCCTCTTCCTCTTCTTCCACATATGATTCATCTTCAGTATACGAATCGTCTGATACATATTTACGTTTAGAGGGTGTAATATTCTTGGTAGGTCTTATAAAATGGATTCGTGTTTTCTCGATCATTTTAATTCGATCCGATGCTCTTTTATCTTTCACATGTTTTTCAATGTGTTTACTGGCAATAATAGCAGCTTTACGAACAGGCCTCGAAGACCGATAATGTCTAGCTTTTGAATCAGATTCAGAATCAGAATCATATACAATTAGATTTCGAATATTACCCCTATCATCTATACTGGAATCACTTTCATCACCGTTATTATGTTTTACAAGTCGTTTATGCTTTCGATTTGACTTGTCTGACATTTCTACTTAGGTAATATTTTTGACAATCGTTTAAATTATACAATTATCAAAAATAGAATCAATTTTTATATTTCATTTATTTATTTTCTACGAGACATTTTGTGAGTGGTCTTACGCCCAACTTTTGAGCATGTTGCTCTTTTTAGTTTTGCAAGAAGCATACTAGGCATCTTCTTAAGAGTACGCTTTGCAAACACTAACGAGTCTTTCATTTTTTTAACAAAACACGCGCTATAATCTTTCAGCCGTTTCATTAGTTTCGGTATTATTGCGCGCCGTGTCTTTCTCATTTCTATATAGTATCTAGAATACAGATTGGATCAAAGGTATAAATCTTCTGCCAATTAAAACTTTTGAACAGCTTCATACAAATCAAGAAATGTAAATCGAGCTTTATTACTCAATCCAATCATATCTGCCGTGCGAACCGATAGAGGTTTAATACGCACTCCAAATTCACTCTTAAGAGTGGATCGAATATGATGAATGATATGTTCAGCATCCGTAGAATCCTTGCGTGGGGTATAGGATTGAATTGCCTTAATAATCTTCATTAAGCAATCTGCAAATTCTTCAATTAGTTTTATCGAGTCCTTGTTCATAAGATTACGCTCTATTTGGCTAATAATCTTAGTAATAATCTTCATAAATGTGTCCAAATCAATCACATTATGCTTAATAAGTTCTGCAAGGAATTGTGAGTATCCTCGACGATATTTTTTCTCAGTATTACGCTTACAGATATCATTATACGATTCCAAGTTTACATCATCTTGTGATACAACCTCTTCAAAGATTTCCATATACTGGGCATACAAGTTTGCCATTTCAGTTAGTAATACAGGATATTGCAAACTCAATTCGCTTAATAGTTTGGCATATAGTGGGCAGAAGATCTCTTCACTTGCTGCTTTTTCAAATACAAGCTTCATGAAGCATTTAATCATATCTGTTTCACCGCCATCAATGATATGCGTAATAAATTCTTTAATTTCATTATAGTTTGATTGACTAAATTTATTAAGCTTTCCACGCAAGATCGTGTAGAGAATGGTATCTTCAACATTATCGGATGATTTCTTAAATTTACTGACATATTTCTGCATAGGTGGACGATGAATATTGTCAGTGCTATCATTATTTTTAACATTTAACGGATCCTTTTGATGAGTTGCTTGTTTATCATGTTTATCGTGATTAGCGTGATTAGCGTGATTAGCATTTGCACTATGATTACTATGTTTATTGTCGTGTTGGCCAAATGTATTTTTATTACGATTGCCAAAAGATGACGCACGATACGATTGCTGTGAAGGTTGTTCTACAACAGGTGACATTCTCCATTCAACCTTTTTCCAGCTCGTTTGTGATTTTGAAAGTAATGCATGGATATTTTCAATAGATTTAAGAATATTATTTGGAATTTTTGGGTCCCGGATATTCTTTCGCAATGAATATATCAAACTAATATCCTGACTAATTGATGTCATTATGATTATACTTGATAGATGGTTTCTTTTTAAGCTTACATTCAAGAGTATAAGAATTCCATCAATTTTATATATTATATATTATAATTATTTGATATATTGCAAAAGTTACATTTGTGTTAGATATATAATAAAAATACAGTAGATGATATAAGATGAGTTCAATTGATGCAATAATTGATGTTTCTATTTTCTCAAAATGGATTGGTCTTCAAACGGTTGCATCAAATACAGCATTTACACAGCAACTTAATGATTGGAAATCTGACAAAAATCAATTACAGCATCTTAGTACAAAATGCAAACGCTTTAAAGATGCATTTGAAAGAGATCCAGAGCTATTTGGTAAATGCAACCATATTTTCGGTGAAATTGCAGCCATTGAGGAGAAATTGACGAACATGATCTATAATGATTCAGAGTTAGAACGCGAATCATACAGTGAAATTCTGTTTTTTAAACCTATGTTTCAAATGTTTAATTTTGTGCCATATGTATTATCAATCTGGGCATTTATTCGTATTTATGTTCTGCCAGGTATATCACTGCTTATTCCTATCTTAACACTTATTGCACCTTATCTTATTATTAAATCGGTTTTCCATATTCCCATGACATTTACGAATTATATGACAATTTTACACTCCATGATGTCAGGTACTTTTGATAAATTAAAAGAAGATGGGTTTGATATGAATGATGCAAGTTCGATGAATAGTTTGACTTCGAATATTGTAAAACAAATTGGGCTTGCAATTGTTACTATTCTTCAAGGCATAGTTCAACCCTACTGGACGCATACACATCTGAAATCAGTAGATAACATTATACAAGAAAATGGATCACTCATTTTACAGTTTCGTACTAAATATGAAGAGTTATCACAATTGTTAGGTAAACATGGTTTTACATTTTTCAAATGTCCGCTGCCTAACATCGATAATCAGCGAGATGCGACTGCTAGAGTTATTTTAGAGTCATCATATTTCAAACTAGCTCTAAAGTATATTGGTTCACTTGAAGTACTTATGTGTTTAGCACATCATAATGATATATATCCAGTGCGATGGGTATCTTCGTCTACACCTGTCTTTTGTAATAAGGATGCATTTGATTTTCATTTAGAAGAAACGTCAAAACGAATCACAGTTAATTTATCTGCAAAGCGTCATGCTCTTTTAACAGGGCCAAATAAGGGTGGTAAATCAACTGTTCTTCGTGCCTTATCGATAAATGCACTATTAGCGCATACATATGGGTGTGCAATTGGTAAGCTTACACTTACTCCATTTGAGCGTATTTTTGTATGCTTGAAACCTGATGATTTACCTGGTTCAAAATCCCGCTTTGAACGAGAGATTGAATTTACTGCAAGCACACTGCAATGTAAGGGGCCTATTCTTGTGTTTATTGATGAATTGTATCATTCTACAAATCCCCCTGATGCACTGCGTAGCTGTGAGATCTATTGTAATCAATTATGGAATAAACGGAATGCAATTAGTATCATTAGCACACATTTATTTGAATTAGTTGACAAGTCTCCGCAGGTAATACAGCGCTTATGCTGTCCTGCAACAGTCAATGAAGATGGAATTGTTACATTTCTATATTCGCTTGAAGAAGGCGTTTGTAAAGTGAGTAGCGTGGATACGCTATTGCAGAGAAATGGTTTAACTATTTCATTGCCCAGCATGCCCAGCATAACTGCGTCCTATGATTCTTTCAAAAACCCTTTGGCAGTACAGAATGAATAACCTCAGTGATACCCTTACCATTGGTTTAGTTCTTGTTTTATTGTTTGGATCAATTGCATTATATCTATATACTCGTATCCAACAATCTGAGCAAAAAATTAATCTACTAGAATCTATCTTGCTTGACTTGAAAATGAGCAATGAAATTAAAGAATATACAGAACTACCGGCCGATGACATGGAAGAGAGTGTATCTGATAGACAGTCTAATGGAGCTAGCGAAGTACGTGCAGGGTCTTATACACCGTATGAAGATGCAGTAGCACAAACCGTTGTAAATGTTTCACCTGAAAAGCAAAATGCATCAGAGCCATCCATGGTTCACGATAATGCCGCAAATAACGGCTATCAATCTCTTGACGATGTGCTTCAAGAAGCATCTGACGCTGAGCAACATAAAGTAGATTTGGTTGAATCAGAGAATCAAGAGGATTCATCTGAAGTAAAACCAAATTATGAATACATGTCTCTAAAAGAGCTTCAAGCGCTCACAAAGTCCAGAGGAATTACAGGTGTGCCTGTAAAGAAGAGTGCATATGTTGATGCATTAAAGGCATCAGATCTGCAATCTGTTCCGTTAGGTTTGCCCGGTTCTTTAGGAGTGGGAGCAAATTCTTTTATTGAAACCAGTGCATCTTTTAGCAATGAGCCTTAATGATTTTATAACTAAAGCTATGGATAAAGATAGATGGCTCACAACCGATTTAGCAGTAATACTAACCCAATGCTATACACTGCTCCTTCATTTGGTAGTGAGTATATGGGAGCACATACAGCATATATGGCACCAGCTAAAGACGTATATCCTGCCAGAGACAGTCGCTACCCCGCCTTTGCCGCACCGCTTGAGGATGGTCGTTTGGTAACAGATTATCGGCCGCAATGCAGCAAAAATGTAAAAGCAGGACAACAATTTCATACAAAATTATGGCTCATCCATCATGCCGAGGAAATGATGGACGAGTCACGTCGCAGACAGGTAGAATGGTCAGGTGCATCACTTGCAATGGCGAATACAGTACCCCCTCCTGCTTCTATTGTGCATTCTACCCCATTCTATTCAGAGGTAAATCCCACACACTTGCATGACGGAATTGGTGTAGAACGGGCAAACTCAGTTGCACCTGATCTATTTGGAACATTCTCCTATGAACCAACGATCGCAGAACTACAGAATAATCGTAAGAACATTGGAACAACACAGTTTTATGAGGGGGGGCGGAATTCAAAACGGGGAGTGTTCTAGAAACGAGCTTAAAGAATCTGATCTATAGTGAGGTAGGAAGAAATTCCTCAATATGCGCTTATCTTCTAGTGGTAGGAATGGTGTCTTATGAGCACCCAACACGAGTTCGATTCTCGTTGAGCGTATTATATATTCTGATAAATGTCATTTTCTCAGAATAACACAGTTAATCCCATAACTACTCCCACAATACCAACCAATCCTGATAAATAATACATATACTCTGTTGAATTCTTCTTGATAGAGTATGTATCTGCCACAACTAATGCAGTTTCCGCTGCTTTTACATCTTGTTTTGTCAAATGGATAAAGTCTTCAATACTGTCAATAGATTCTTGCTGTTCGTGAACAAGAGCATGGATGATATCCATGCTGTCTTTTAGCATTCGGACATCCTTTTCAAGCGTTGCCATAATATTTTCCTTTGTTATTTGTGCTTGTTGCATTTCTACTAGTATAGATAATCTAAACGATTGATATACTTTATATATAATCATGAAGGTTCTTGCCTTTGATATTGGTATTAAGAATCTTGCATTTTGTATTTTAGAGAATGCATCGTCTTCTTCAGTGCCAGTCGACAATAACCAAGTTGTTGCCTCG